AGTAAGTTAATACCTTGTGGGTATAATAGATTTCAAATAACGTTTTAATACTATATTGTTTAACCAAAAATCAAAAGTCATGAGTAAAAATGAATTAAAATTACGGACTCTTCAATTAAAGAAGAAAAGGGAAGCAAAGAAAGCTATGGTTTATGTGTATGCTTTTACCGGTTTATTTATCGGGTTCTGGGTTGTAACGGCAGTTATCCGATTGGGCGAACACGCTGAAATATTCTACAGATAAGACATTATTAACCGTATTTGGAATTTACCAGGGTTCGATTCCCTGGTTCGGTTCTAACACTTAAAACTTAGATTATGAAAACTTTAGATCAATTCGAAACATTTTTAAGAGATAATATTCAGACAACCATTGAAGAAGCTAATAATAATTCTGATTGTCCCGGTTATGGGATCTTAATGCCAAATTACTCTATCAATACAATGGATATTAGAAATGAAAGCATTGAAGATTCTTACAAGCTTTGTTTTATAATGGATGAGATTGAACAAGAATTCAATGTATCTATTAGTGTTTCTGATTATGATGATTTAGTCATTATGACCGAAAAATACAGCGATTAACAATACGTCAAAGAACTTATATAAAGATACAAATTTTATTAATACACACTTTTTAATATAAAACGATATGAAAACTAAAGCACAAGTAATAAAAGAAAACACAGAGTTAAAAAGCATTATCAATGCTGTTATTTCAAATGTGAGTTTAGGCTCCGTAGAAGATATTAATAATCATGGCATTGATGGCGGTTATTCTGGGTTTATTTATTATTCAGATACACACCAGTTTGCAATGAAGCACAGAAAAACTATTGTTTCTATGCTGGAAAACGATGCAAATGAATTCGGCCAAGAAATTACGGAAATGGTTGCAGGGTTTGGAGTATTCCGTAATAGTGCTATGGACCATGAAGATAAAAGAGAACTATACAAATATATCGGTGGTGGTAAATGTGAGCAAAGCACAATTACTAATCTTATGGCATGGTACGCAGCTGAAAAGGTTTGTAGATTTTTTGAAGATTAACCTGTTTAACCGGTCCCCAGTCCGTAAAATTGCGAGGGCTCCCCTTGTGGGGAGTAAACAAACTTAAACATATATGAAATTAATAGCACAAAACAAAGAATTTAAGATATATTTTGACTGTACACAACAAACTTATTTAGTTTACAAAAACGATAAGTTTTTAATTAGCAGCAAATATAAATATTCTGATGTTAAAATTTATTTAACTTAAACAGACCATGGAAACAAATAAAATTATTGAAGGTAATAGGCTAATAGCTGAATTTATGGGGAGCTTTGAAAATCCTAGGGATAAAGAATGGATGATCTATAACCCAAGCGGACAACCAAGAAAAAAAGATGATGCTTTATATCATAGTTCTTTTGATTGGCTTATACCAGTAGTTGAAAAAATTGAAAAAAACACTAACAATCAAATAACTATTTTAGGAACAACTTGTAAAATCAATAATTTCATTCATGTGTACATGTGTAATTCTAAAATAGAAGCTACTTGGCTTGCTTGCGTAGAATTTATTAAACATAAAAATATAACTTAAACAGATAACATAGTATTAACTTAAAATCAATAAATTATGAAGATGATAATATTAAGTACAGAAGATTGTAAACCTGAAAACATAGGATTAAGGTATACATCAAAACAATGGGTACAAGACAGATTTGATGCCCTTGAAATTAAATCCGGACAAGTAGTTAATATATTTGTCAATGAGACTTCCTCAAAATATACTATTACAGTATTTTTTGAGGAAGTAACAAAACAACAAACGAAACTGTCGTAATGGGTAATGTAAGTAATTTTACCGCTCCTTCGTTAAAGTACTTTCAAAAAGATGAGACAATTTATTTGTTTTTTGGCTATCCTGGTAATAGTTATTGGGATAGCTTGTAACATGAGACCTAAACAGCCAATTTACCGGATTTACTATGAATATAACCTAGTTAAAAAAATGATTTGGCATAATAAAGGGAATAGTAGTTTTATTTATGACACTATCCCATTAGATACTGTTTACAAACAAGTTAACTATGAACTTGATTCCTCTTTTCCGGTTAAAGACTGTAATCATAACTTAATAGAAGCAAGCTATAACGTTTATTATTCTGATACTGACACAATTTACAAAGAAAGGAGGTAACTTGAAAATAGAAAAAATTATTGCATATATTATTATTGTGATATGCGTTTTTGGCGTATTATCAATAATATACTTGTATGCATACGAGAAAAAAATAAAAGAGCAGAAACCTAAATTTATAATGTTTAATCAATACGAAAAATTAAATAAACTATGAAAAAATTAATCTTTTTAATCCTAGTTACTTTTGTCGCTTGTAAAGCAATGAAAACAGCTTGCACCCTAGAAAATCGCTGGTGGGTTGTTATTGAGTACTCTAAATCGGTCAAAGTATGGACCGTGGAATCTATCGACCATAAATGTTATGGCTCATTTAGGACCTATGACAATATCAAAATAGGTGATACTATAAGAGTTATAACTATTGAGATAGGTAATGTCTCTAATTTTACACCCCCACGAGTACAAGTAATTGAAAGGAAGTAACCATAATCAGGGACGTTCTACGGAAATTATTTACCAGTATGTCAAAGAACATCCCTAAAGATAATAAATTTTTTGATACGTTTTAACGTGTATCAGTGTATTTTAAATGAAATTATTAACTTAAAAATAAAGCGATTATGAGAATAACTAAAATAATTCAAAGTGAAAAGTATTTCAATGTATTTTTAAAACCTAACTTAATCGAAAGATTAGTTGGCTATAAAAATAAAGTTGAGATATTAAAAGATTCCGGACGTAAATATTTACATGGAGAAGGAACTGTTTATATTCAAAGAAATGGTAACTTTTTGAAAAACAATAGTAAAATTATGAAAGCTATTGATAATTTCAGGAGGTCATTCTAATGAAACTATACAATAACCTTTTTTATATCATTTACGGGACTATCCTTTTATTCGTATTATCCCTTATTTTGTTATTTATCTCCTTTTCTTGCTCAAGGGAAGGGCAAATAACAAGGGTTATTGACGGAGATACTTTCATATTTAACTACCATACACGGGTTAGAATGGCAAATATTGATGCTCCTGAACTATCTCAACCATTTGGCCAGGAAGCTAAACAGTTTATGAAGCAATACGAGAGTCAAAGATGCACTTTAAAGACGCAAGGTAAAGACAAATACGGGCGTACCTTGGCAGTGGTATACATAAAGGGAGAAAACATAAACCTTTTAACCGTAATCAGGGGCGTTTCATGGAAATTTATGACTCATAAAAGAGAGTATTATAAGGCTCAGGAGTCAGCCCGGAGTCAAAAATTAGGTTTATGGGCTTACCCGGCAATTGAACCATATTTATGGAGAAAGCGATAACTTAAAACTTAAACTATGAAAAATTTTAATCCAAAAGAGTATAAAAACGCTTGTGATTCAGCAATTATGAGCTATACAATGGCGTATCTAATTTTTAAAAGGATACCAGTTAAAAAACTGATTGTTATTACCTGCATGTTGTTTATGTGTATGATTGGTTCCCCTCAGAACTTTAAGGAAATAGATTTCCGTGGTAAAACATCTTCTGAAGTGCCTAAACTTTGTTGTGATGGGCAGTTTATTGCCGGTCCTCATAATTGGGTTAATAAAAAAGGAGAAGAAGATCCTAATGGAGAAGAAGTGATGGTATTTAGGGGTTATGACTTTCAAAACGTCTGGTTTCAATTTAATAAAAAAGGTATTTGCTATAAAATAATTATTAGGAATAATGTTAGCAAGCCACCGATCATATTTGACAAATCAATTATTTATAAAGTGAATTGGGAAAACGGTGTAATAGTTTATACTATTGAAAAATGAGGTCAGACCTATATTTCAAGTTTTATCTTACAGAACGTCAAACAGTTATTAATACTTGCATTTACTTAAACCTATCCGAAACAGCTCTTAAATACTTAGTTGCTTCATGGGTTTATGTAACAAGTAAGAGGACTAAGGAGAACTTGTTTTGTGCTAATGATTTGATACCTATTGTTAAGCTTATTAATCCTGGGTATAAATACGAGCATAAAAGCCTTAAGAATGACGTAATGGACATATTAGAGCAAACCGGGTATATTAAAGTAGCATATCAAGAACAGCACCCAGGTTCTCCTAAGAAGTTCTATGAGCTTGTTTATGATAAGATCTATGAGTTCTTTAATATATCTCTTGTGTTTCATCAGGAATACGTAAAGAGGTATAAGATCAAAGGCCCATTTGGTGTGATTCCTAAGCTTAAACAGTATCCTAAAATAAAGCGTGATGTTTTACAACATATTAAGAGTTTAAAAGGGTTATGATTTAAAAGCTAAATTTGTAACAAAAAAATGGCTATTAAACTGTACCCTGAAGCTTGTATATATTGTGGAAATAAAGCATATCATATAAAAAAAGTGGATAAATATGAAGTGGGATTATGCTTGAAGCACTTTAAATTAACAAATAAAACAATCTTAAAAGTAATAAAATAAAATTATGGCACTATATCATGGAAGCGGAACGATTATTAGAGAGTATTTAACTCTTAAACCTAACAAAAGTATGTGTTCAGGATGTTATTGTAATGATTATAATTACGGGCTAGGTGGAGCTAAACAATGTTGGAGCTTTGAAAAAGCAAAAGTAGTAGATAAAGAAGCTTATCCTAATATTAATTGCAATGATAGTCAGAGAAAAAAGTATAAAAAAACTTTATCTTGCTATCATGGAGTAAATAAATAGTATTAACTAAAACAAAAAATTATGAGACTAATTCAGATTATCATTTTACTATTTATCCCGTCATTTGGACATAACCCATCAGTTAGTCCGAATACGGTAGTAGTAAGTAAAAGCGAAAGTAAGTTAGATTCCATACGTGTTGTGGCCATTAAAAAATGGAATATCCGGTTTATATGTATGAATGAACTGAAACATTCTAAATTAAGCCTTGAAAATGTTAAGAAATATGTAAGGATAATGGAAATTAAGCACCCGGAAATAGTTATTAAACAGTTTATACTTGAAACCGGGTGGGGGAAGTCGTATGTTTGTCGAAAGCATAATAATCTATTCGGCTTTCGAACTAAAAGAGGATATGAAAAGTATAATCACTGGACCGAAAGTATTGAAGCGTATAAATCATTTCAGGATAGAAAGTATAAAGGAGGTAATTATTTTAGCTTCCTTAAAAAGGTGGGATATGCTGAAGCTTCAAATTACATACAGGTCTTGAAAACTATTAAAGCTTAATCAGGGAGTTTACACGGAAATTTAATCATTAAACTTTTATTTTATGATGAAAAAACTTGAAACATTAACAAAAGAACAAGAAGACTTAATCCCAATAATCCGTCAAAAATGGCTTGATGAATTTTACAATAATCAGGAAATAGATAAACAAAAAGCTATTGAACAAATAACTTGGCTATATGAATTTTGTGGTAAAAAGAAGCCTACGATATTTTTTATGGATTCTCCATTAGGATCTCAAATAATAGCCAATATCTGGGCCAATATCGGGGCCAATATCTGGGACAATATCGGGGACAATATCCGGGCCAATATCCGGGACAATATCCGGGACAATATCGGGGCCAATATCTGGGCCAATATCTGGGCCAATATCCGGGACAATATCGGGGCCAATATCGGGGACAATATCTGGGCCAATATCGGGGACAATATCCGGGCCAATATCGGGGCCAATATCCGGGACAATATCGGGGCCAATATCCGGGCCAATATCGGGGCCAATATCCGGGACAATATCGGGGCCAATATCGGGGCCAATATCGGGGCCAATATCCGGGACAATATCCGGGCCAATATCGGGGCCAATATCCGGGACAATATCGGGGACAATATCGGGGACAATATCGGGGACAATATCGAATATAGTCAACCTTCCTATTATGCTAACATTTCAGACTATGGATGGGTTGGATTTTATGATTATTTTCAATCATTAAGTCATTTTTCAGAATACGATTGGTCAAACTTTGTAAAATTTAAAACATTACTACAAACAGGAATATATGAATTGTTAACTTTTGAAAATGTTTGTATTGTTTCATTGAAACCAAAAGTAAAACAAGACGAAAGAAATAGACTGCATTGTGAGGATGCCCCGGCTGTTTTATTTAAAGATGAATTTGCGATGTACTTTTGGCATGGTATATTTGTTCCTGAAAAATGGATTATGAATAAAGAGTCAATAACAAAAGAAGACATCATGAAAGAAACTAATGCTGAAAAACGTAGATGTCTTCAGGAAATACTTGGTTCTAATTATGCTAAGTTATTGGATATAGAATTAATTGATTCAGATACTGACCAATACTCATATCCAATTGAACTTTACAGGACAAAAGAAAAAGACTCGCTTATTGACGAGTTTATTTATTTTCTTCATGTAACTTGTCCATCGACCAAAAGAGAGTATTATTTATGCGTTCCTGAATGTAAAAATTGTTGGGAAGCCAAAAGTTGGACTTTCCGGAATGAAAAGATCGAAATACGGCACGGTGACTGTGCATTAGTTAATCTTAAAAAAGAATTTAATCAACCAATTTACGAATCTTAAAATTTAAAATTATGAAACGAGACATGACAAAAAGAGTATCAAGAGTAATTGTACGTGGTGAAATAAGTAACCATTCACACATCATTACTGGTGAATGTGAAATCACAGAAGAAAATGGAGATGTAATCATTAAAGCAGGTAAAAACTGTGCGATTAAACACTTAATAGAATCGGTATTTGTTGAAACCGGTGTAGAAAACTGGACACAAGAGCATACTGATATACAATTAACCGAAGGTGAGTCTTACAAGTATGTACAACAGGTAGACTACAATCCATATGAAAAAGCTATTAAAAATGTACTGGATTAACGTTTAAACGTCAGTTTTACACCAAGTTTTACGGAATAAAAGTTTATGTTTCCATATCTTTGATACATAAGCCCATATTCCGTATTTTTTTTGGTTATGCAGTCTAAGCCTCCACCAAATAAGAAAGCATTCATATTGCCTCCAATAGTTGCATACCCATACAAACCAGCTTTAGATACCGGCACTGGATTATTAATTATTTGTGGCACGTATTGAGTGATTGTTTTAATTATCTCTTTAGTCATTGGGTAGTAACTCCACCTACGATCTAAAAGTGTCCCTTGAATCTTATCAGCTACATGTACATTTATATCCTTATTCACTAAACTATCTTTATAGTCATTAATCGTAGTGTCTTTTTCCGGGATAGGCTTTGGAAGTGGTTTATAAATATAAACTATAGGCCCCTGTTTGTAAAAAGTATCGATTTTGATTGTTGGTGGTTTATGAGCTATCTTTTGAATCGAATCCCAAACCGATTTTTCAATCAATATTTTGCCTTTAGGAATTTTGCCAGTTCTGCATTCACGCAGGAATAAAATATAGCAGCCAGCTAGGATAAGTAGTACTAAACTACCATTTTTTAATATCTTTTGAATTATATCAGATAGTGTCTTCATCAGTGGTAAATTTACTAAAGCCTTTTAAAGTGACTGTTAAAATAGTTATTCCAAAGTTGATCCATAGTTTATAGGTCTCTGAAATAGGAAGCGTCATGATTGCCGTTAAATACAATGGCATGGTGTACAAAAAAAAGTCCGATACTTTCTTCCAGTTTTTGTTATCCGGTTTGCTTAGGTTAGATGTTTTCATAGTACAGATTTGCATTTAGTTAACCATTGTTCACGATCGGACAAGCCATTAAGTCCTCCATTTACCTTTTTAGTAATTCCTACGACATCATCTTTATCGGCTAGAGCATTAAGATTACGAGTATCCCAATACCATCCGGCTGCTAACATATCGTAAGGCGGTTGGGCTAATAATTCAGGGTTAGAAAGAAAATCAACTCCTAATGCCTTAGTAACTGCTTTGTAGTTACTTCTTCCAGTTACTTGGATAAAACTTCTTCCTCTGTAACGAGTTCCATCCCCTTTTTCAGTATTCCCCAAATCCTTCCTTCCTTCATACTCTGACCCCGAAGCTATTTCGGTTTCATATTTAAACCGGCCCGATTCATGGATTACCTGAGCCAAAAAATGAGCCAGACGAAGATTGGTGTTTATACTGTACTTTTCAGCGACCTCGTTGATTGAATCTGTTAGTACTTTGAATTTTGCATCATAATAAATATTCCCGATGATGGCTTTTAGTTGGTCTGTTGTTATCATTTTGGTTCTTTTATTTCTATACCTCTTGTTTGTTCTTGTTTAAATGTACCTGATATTATAAGCTTCATAACCTTTTCCTCTTCATCCTTGGCCTCTTTATATTTAAAAGTATCTCCTTCTGTTTTGGCAGAAACTTTGTCTATCTTTGCCATTAGTAGTTGTATAGGGAGATGGATACTATTGGTTAATTCCTGTTTTGTAACATAGTTGGCTTTTATATCTGAATTATGTTGAAAAACCAACACTATTAACCATACAGTAACCCCTAGGAATCCTAATAGTATGGTAATAGTAAGCTTATTAACCCGATCACTATATTTATCTCTACACTCCGACATTTCAGTAAATGATTTTAATCTTTCATTTAATTTGTCATTCACAATGTCTTCAATTCTTCTTTCAAGTTCTTCATAAGTCTCTTTCATTTTTGAGGCAGTTTACTATCAATCACATCTAATTTCCAAATCATCGAATCGAGCTTCGGCCCTATCGTATTCATCATCGAACTATCCCTGATATCAACATAGGCTTTATCAGCCTTACTCTCAGACAGCGAGCTTAACGATATTGCTATACATATTATCGCTACCCAAGTGATCGTATACCACAACCAGTTGTCTCTCCAATTCATTACTTTATAAATTTAGTAATCGCCACTATTATTATCATCAAACTTTCCAGCAGTATTAAAGCTCTACTAAAATTCCTTGATGTTATAACCTGTTTAAAGCTAATACAATCAAGGTTTGCTACAAAAATATTAAAGACTATAAATGTACCCCAAAATACTACTAGCCCAAGTAAGGCTACAATCTGTAAAAAACCCTCTGTTAATGGATACATGAGTATTAAAAATACAAAAGGAGTTCCGAATATTAACATGTAATATACTGTTCTCCAAAAATAAGGGTAGAGTATCGGCTTATCTCCATATCTCACATATATCATATATGCAGCCGCGATTAAGTATCCGACTATCAAAATTCTGTTCAAAACTATTGCTCCCATAATTTTAAGGTTTAGGGTATTTAGGTGGTTCTTCTTCTATTGGTCCCATATTATAGTCTATTTAGCGCATCAATTAAAAATGAACATCCAAAAAATAAGCTTAACATTATTATTAAGCCGTATATCATCTCAAAATACTTGATGCCATTTATACCAAGTATCTTTATGATCCAGTTTAAGATGTTATCGTAAACGTTTGAGGTTCCTAGTGATAATATTGGCCTTTTTGTTAGTAAGTTATAAATAGCATTGAATACAGCGATTCGTAATAGAATGTAACCAATGATTATATAAGCAAAAGCAATCCAGTTAAAATGACCAGTTCCGAATCGACAGGCATATCCTAACCACATACTAAAAAGTCCTATAGCTCCGAACATTATGAGTTGGGCTGAATGAGTCAAAAAGCCATATATTTTTTTAGCTGTACTTTTATATAAATATTCCGTGACATCTGTTATATCCTCTAATAAGATAAGTAGGATAAGCGAACCAGTGAGTTCAAAAAAGTTCATAATACTATATTTAGCGTAAGGTTATGTCAATAATTGCTTTTTTATGTTGCTCAAAAAATAGTAATCTTTTATTTTCTACAATCGCTTTATTTCTTTGAGAAACTTCCGTTGAAACATAACCAAAATACATTTCTTTAAAATACTGTTGTGTGATAGGATTATAATCAATAAAAGATTGTGTTTTGCTTGGTATTGTTATAATTTGATTATTAGAAATAATATTAACAAAATCATTTACAGTACCATATTTCCCGGCTGATACATCTTTTAAAGAAATTTTAGTTATAATTTGATTTGTTGGGTCTATATCTAATATGTCACCAGCATTAAATGGATACGCTAAAACGTGCCCTGACGGCAATAAAACTAATTGAAAAGATGAAGCATATTTGGTGCTGGTTGCGCCAAGATCGCCCCATAAAACTGATGTTTTTGCGATAGGATCTATATCTAAAATTTGTGTAACATTTAGAGGTACACATAAAACATGACCATTTGCAAGTAAAATAGAACTATAATAAGCAGAAGCGGCAAATGTACCATAATTTTCAACAGTTCCAGAAATTGGATGTATATTCGTAATAAACGTAGAATTTCTAGGGACACAACAAATTAGATCATCATTTATTTTTTGATAACTACCATATTTTGATGCAACAGTTCCAATTGATCCATATTCTGTTAATTGATTTGTAACAGGATTAATATTAACAACCTTATTATATGTCTGAGGAATAGTTACTAATAAAGTATCATTAATATATACTAAATCAGTAAATTTATCAGTACCTGCCGTTAATGTTCCGAAAGTTGTTAAGGTATTAGTTAAATAATTATATTTTACAAAAGTATTAATTGTTCTTGGACATGTTATTACATCACCGTTAGTAAGTATAATAGGGTTTTTGCCTGTGAATCTTCCTTGCGCATTTGCACTAAAATCTCCGTAAAAATTTACTGTTTTAGTAATAGGATCTATATCGCAAACACGAGTTTCATTATAGGGAAAACCTACTATATGTCCATTTGGAGTTAATACATGTTGAAAATATAGACCTGTACTATTTCCAGTAATTGTTCCATAAGATTCAACAACTTTTGTTTCTATGTTATAATTATAAAAAGCATCAGGTTTGTCTGCTCCTAGCCCACAAATAATATCACTATTTGGAATTTTAAAACCAGCAGTATAACCAAATGTTCCAGCAACTAATCCCCATTGAGTAATTTTATTAATCCTACTACCAACCCTATCCAACACAACATTTAACACCGATCCTGTAATCTCTGTACTATAAATTAAAAATATCTTATTCGTGACATTTGAAAATATATAGTTATCAAGATACAGTTGGCTTAAATCAGATAACAACACTGTTTTTGCACTTGTGGCATTTGGATAAGTACCATTATAAAATTGCGCAAAACATCCCGCACTATTACAGGCTGTTTGTAATCTGGAATCTAAACTTAATGCAATAGAATCATTAGTGGTTGTTGTTGTTAAGGCTAATGCATTTAATCCTAACGGCCCAAAATCTTTAAAATAATTAGTCCCTGAAATATTTACAACCTCTAAATTTTGAAGATTCATCAATAAATTAGCAGTCGGAAAACTTTGAGGTCCTTTGATAATATTTGCTATAGCATTTATCATTATACAATCCCAAATAAAGATTCACCACCTTGATCAGTTCCGGTACTTAACACCCTCTTAACCAGCATCGGCTGATACCCTTTAGATACTTTAAATATATGACTTGTATAAACCACTTTCTGATAAGCCGCCCAAATAGTGGTCCCGGTTTTAGGTATCCGATCAGCATTCCACTTTACCACCATAACTCCGGTCGTATAATTAATAGTCCCGGTTCCATCTTCAATAAGATTCCCGGTTCCATCATCCTTGATAGTGTTAAATCCATCGGTTATCACAATAGACCCTTTTTTAATCTCTGCATTAGTTAAAGTCCCTGATCCTACGGTATTTGTAGTCCCATCACCAGTTGCCATATTCTGATTATACGATGTAAGTGTCTCAGGATCATCGACAAATATAAGTGCCAAAGTCATGTCCCCGTTACAGTATAAGGCACAGTCCGCGCCGACATCAACTGTGTCTGAAGGTGTTATAGTAAAGGCTTTAGTAACTTGTAATCTTACTTCTTTATCGCCATGTGTGAGTAGTACGCCCATAATTTTATATATTTTATTAGTCAAAAATAAGGTTTTTTTTAATGCATGTTTTCTAACATATTTTTTGTATGAAAAATGTTTTGTATGTTTGTATCTACTTTTTTAAACTAAAATTTTAACACAATGAAGAAAATAAATTGGTTATTTAATTACCCAGATCCAACAGAGGATTTACCCGGAAAATTATTTCCTGAACCTCAAGACGATCCTACATTACCTCCTAATACGGGTAAGTAATGTTATTAAAACTATCTGCTGAAGATAACAGTAAGGAAGATTTGATGTTCAGGTTTGACTCCTGACCTTATAGGTATGCTAAGATACTGTTGTTTATTGTAAGGTATGTAATGCCAAGCGACAGACTTGTAATCTGCCAAGCCAAAACTGAACTGTAAAGAAAAGTGTGAATAAAAACGCACAAGAATCAACATAGAAATAAAATTTTGGTAATTTGGGATACTCGGCAACATTATATATTCCACTTAGAAATGGACAGATAGTTTTTTTATTAAAATATTTTATTACCTTTGTACTAAGAAACAAAATAGATCATCAGGAGTGATCGAGTTAAGATAAACAGAAGAAATTCTGTCTGCCATTAGGCAAAGATATAACCCGTAGTTGCTCCTGACTTCTACGGGTTTTCTTTTTTGGCTGCGGAGTCTAATAAACCGGTCTACGAAAAGAGGGAGTAAACCTATAAAATCACTTAAATGATGGAAAAGGGTTTTCCAGACTTGTCACCCGCCATCAGCCAAAACGGACGAAGAACTCAAGGTCTCAAGCAAAAGGTGTGTGAAAACTGTCTATCTTCTACGGGGGTAGGGGGTAGACTTGTTTTTTCACACCTTCAAACTCAGAATCTAAAATCTAAGCAAGTTTAACAAAAAAAATAAAAACTATGGAAGTAAGAAAAACAGAAATGAAACTTAGAGAAGTAGTAACTGAATGTTATTACTTATGTGATAAGTGTGGTGAAAAAATAAGCACAGGAGCTTATGATGCTTTTGAATTTACTTTTGAGTATAAAACTGGTAGTGCTTATCCTGAAGGAGGTAATGGAGATAAGAAAACTTTAGATTTATGTGAAAAATGTGCTCCTAAAGCCATTAAATTATTGGAAGATAATGGCTTTAAAGTACAGGAATCTGAATGGGATATTTAAAAAATACAATATCCTTTTTTCTTGTAAATTTACAACATGATACTTAAAAAAATAATCATAGAATTTACCGATAATCCCGATGATATATCTAATCATGGTATCGGAACTTATTATTATTTGCCTACTGGTGAACTTTTAGTCAGGACTTACATGAAGGATGAAAAAAGCCTTAATGAAGCTTGGTTAATTGCCATGCATGAACTGGTTGAACAAAGATTGACTGAACAAAGAGGAATACCAGAACCGGTTATTGATACTTTTGACAGGATGTTGGATGAAAAAGGTGAAGATGCTGATTTTGGAGGGGATCATCCTGATTCACCTTATAAAAAAGAACACCGGTTTGCTGAAAATATTGAACGTCAATTAGCCCATGAATTAGGCATAGACTGGAATGAATACGATAACTACCAAATATAATGGATAAATTAAAAGAAAAAATAGCCTTAATAGTTGATTGCGGACTATACGTCAGTTTTGCTGTTAGACTATCAAAAGACTTTAAAAAGGTATATTATTTTTCACCTTGGAACTCTGGTGGATTTGCCATTAAAGAGCGTTCACAGCCCGGAGAAGGATATGACGAAATTGAACGTATAAACTGGATGTTTAAATATTCTGACAAACCCGGCGAATACTCCTTTGATAAAGTTGATATTTTTATTTTCCCATTTATATACTTTTCCGATCTTCAGGACCATCTTGTACATTTAGGTAAACGTGTTTGGGGAGCAAGGTATGGTGACGAAATAGAACTTGACAGATTAGGGGTAAAGAAAATATTGAAAGATGCCCATTTAGCTGTAGGGGCCCATACTCCAATAAAAGGGACTTCAAGACTTAGAGAATATCTTAAATCTCATAGAGACAAATTCATTAAAATATCCCATTGGAGAGGCTTAATAGACACCTTTCATCACGATAACTATAAACTATCAGAACCTATTTTAGATTACATAGACAACGAGCTAGGGGCCTACAAAACAGAAATGGACTTCATTATTGAAGACCCTATACAGTGTGATGTTGAATCCGGGATTGATACTTATATTATAGATGGTCAAATACCTGATAAAGTGATGATTGGGGTCGAGACAAAGGATGCAGGTTTTGTGGGTAAAGTATTTGATTATGATAAACTTCCAAAGGTTTTAAAGATGTCAACTACGAATTTGGCCAAGTATTTTAAGAAAAATAACTTCAGAGGATTCTATTCGGATGAACAACGAATTAAAGGTAATGTGCCTTATCCTATTGATTTTACACCTAGAATTCCACTTCCCCCAGGTGAACTTTACGACTGCATGATTGAAAACTTGTCAGAAATAATCTGGTATGGTGCCGAGGGAATACTCGTTCAACCTAAATGGAAATATAAATGGGGAGCCGTAGTAATTATACTCTCAGAATGGGCCGAAAAACATGATCAGCCAATTTATTTTCCGGAAGAGATTAAGGAGTATGTTAAGCTCAGAAACTCATCTAAAATAAAAGGGACTTATTATGTCATCCCCCAAGAAGCTGAATTAAAAGAAATCGGTGGAGTAGTAGGAGTTGGTAACACCCAAGAAGAAGCTATTGAAATGTGTAAGGCTAATTGTGAACAAGTAAAGGGTTATGGGTTAGTACTTAAATCAGATGCCCTTGACGTTTCTTCTGAAGAATTAGAAAAGGTTGAACAACTTGGTATTAAGTTTTAACCTTCCTACTTTTACCAGTAAAATAATCCAAAAGAACTTGTCTTAATTCCTCTTTATCAGCAAACGGAACTGAAGGTGTTGAAGCTAAGGCCCATTCAGATGGCTTCATTACTACTATTGCCGATCCTTTATGTGGATAAACATCTGTATCATTAGTACATACTGCTACTGAATCATGATCTGAGTCTGATGATGCTCCCACCATTTTAATCGAAGTTACATGTCCTTTGAAAATATCATAAGTTCTGATACCTTCTGTAAATGTTACATATCCCGTGTTATCTTGTATTGTTTTCATGTTGGTTTGAATAATGATGCCGGAGTTGAGCCCGGCATCCGTTACTTTTTCTTTTTAGATTTTCTTTGTTGAGCATAAGCGGAAGCTATAGCTTGACTATCAGCGACCTTTTTCCCGTGTTTCTTTTTAGTTTTAACATAGGTTTTACCCGAATGAAACTCAGAAATATTTTTCGATCGTGTTTTGTCTGATTTACCCTTTTTTAGTGGCATTACTTACTGTGTTTAGTCGGTTTAGGTGGTGTAGCAACTTTACCTTTACCCTTTTTCCCTAAATAAGGGGATTTCTTCATAATCTTTTTACCTTTTTTTACTTTTTTCATGGCTTTAAATTTTTAATCAAAATTAATAAATTTTTAAATATCAATCTTCTTCAGATATTTCCTTTTTCTCTTCATCAAGTTCATCATGTGATTCTAAATATTTTTTATATATTTGTTTTACTTCATCAGATAATTCAAAGTCTTCATTTTTTATATAAGATTCAGAAAGTCTCTTCATATCTTTTGATATGTATTTTGCTAGTTTTTCTTTTTCTTTCTCCTTTTTAATTTCTTTTAATTCTGTTATGGCTTTTTGAAGGTTACTTATTTCAGAATTATTCCTTTTGTAATACGATAGGTCATCTTTTAAGTTATTATCCTTTAAATATTGTTTAAAGTCTTTATAAGACATTTCAGACATTTTTTTATTTGCATCGGTATTTACTTTGTCCAGTTTATGAACTACTTCAGTATATCCTTCAAGAGTAGGTTTGTCAAACATCCCTTTACCAGTTATGCCCGAAGGATCATGCTTCATTTGAAATTGTTTAACCCGTTTTTCAACATCTCTCTGGTCAGGAGTAGGAACTTGTTCTCGTAACCACGGAAATCCCATTTTAAGTTGTTCGGCAAATGTCTCTGGTTTCCGTTTTTCTTCCTTATCCATAAACCCGGCTATATCGCGACTTATTTGAGGGGTTAAAATAGAAGTCCCAAAGTTTTCTAAAAATTGATTAAGTTTTTGTGGATTACTTATCATATCCATAGTCCTGTTATCAAGAAATGGAGTCTCATGAATAGTATTAAGTAGTATAGACTCCGCCGATGGAATAAAGTTATGCGTTCTTTTCCAAGTTTCCTGTTCATCAGGGTCCTTTATCCACTTAGGAACTTTACCAAATTCATTTTTAGCTTCAGCATAGAGTTTAAGTACAAGTAAGTCTGGATGGTGAGTTAACCATTTAGGTATTTCCCAACCACCGATTTTAAACTTTTTCTTTTCATCAACCGACACCCAATTGGTAGATAATGCCATAATACCTAAAGCAGCCCCAGGTAATCCATTTTTAAAAGCTACCAATGCTTTATCAGCATCTTCCGGGGACATCTTTTCAAAACCACCTCTTATTCTCCATGCGAATTCTAGTAATCCACCCCAAGACCGAGCGGTCTTTATTGTGTAATTAGTCGGAACTCCAACAATAGGAAATAAAAATTTTGAAATATAATATCCTGCTTTTAAGTTAGGTCTCATCCATGCTTGTGTTACTTTTAACAGGGTAGACAATTTATTTTTATTCATCATAATCCTCTGATCTGCTTTTTCAGCAGCTTGAGCCTCGATTATTTTTTGAATCCCCGGATCAGATACATCCCTACCTTCTTTATTATAATAGTCAGTAAGTCGTTGAGCGTACTTATTAAAAGTAGATCTCCATAAGGGATATTTTTCAGCGCCGTGAAGTTTCCCGAAATTAAGATTAAATTCAGCCATATCTTCTTTACCTCTTTTTGCAACTCCATAAAGTTCATGGGTATGAGGATCAGAAGTAAGATACGATACAGCATCTTTATAAACTTGTGGTTCCAATAAAGTTTTAGCGTCTAATTTTAATGACTTTAAATTAAACTGACCTTCAGTCATTGATTTTTTAGCAAGCTTTGGAAATAATAATTTAGCAATACCTGTCATTAGTACATCTTTAGGATTACTCCAAGCAAGTTCTAATACAGTATAATTAGCCAGTTTACCAAGCGTTTTTATCCCGGAAAGAAGAAATATTCCAGTTCTTATTTTAAGAAACTTATCTAAAAACTTTTCCCATCCCGGACGTTTACTCATCATATCCCGGTATCTTTCAGTCTCCCATTTATTTTTTAGATTCTGATATTCTGCCTTGGCATCTTCCAAAGCTTTATTAGGTTTATATTCTGCTCTTTCAGGAGTAGTATAGTCTTTAGCCTCAATTTTAGCTTTTAATTTTGCACTCCTTTTTAACTGAGATATTAACTTACGTTCTTCAGGAACTACTTTCTTTTCTTGTTCAATATTATACTTTCCTAAATATTTTTCAACATCCTTAACTGTCCAGTTTGGATAAATGTCTTTTACTTCATCGAGTACATTACGAACAACTTCATCAAGTTTAACAATTCCCTGGTAAACTTTCTCAGCAGCTATTTTACCTATTTCGCCCGCGATTTCAAGATCGATATTAAGAGGTAAACCAGCACTGGCCTGTTCTTTTCTCAGTCCAGCTAATTCTTTTAAACGACTTTTATAATTTACAATACGTTCATTGGAATTAGCAATAGCTGTATCAGTTTTAAGGGCCCGATCTGCTTTTTTTTGTTCTTTAGATTTAGCGAGTAAATCCTGAAGTAACTTTTTTTGATCTACTTCTTTTTTTACCTGATCTTCAAGGTCCTTAATTTTAATCTGAGCTTCTTTAAGTTTTTGATAAGTTTCTTTAACCTCTAACTTCTGTTCAGGAGTAAGTTCTTTTAATCCCCGACCAGACATAAATTGTTGTTCCATATTAAATATGGACATTTCACTATCAACATAAGCTTTACGTAGGTTAAATATATTAGATGCTTCACGGCCTATTTTAGCAGCAGCCAGATCGTTTTTAGCCATCTTATCGTATAGGGCCATCAACTCATCAGCATTCTTATTCTTAGCTTTCTCATCAGTTAATTCTCCTTTTTGTTTCAGAAGCTTTACTTCTTCATTTTTTAACTTCCCGCGATGATATAATAAAGCAGCTTCATCTTCCAAAGAGCCCGTGTTCTCTTTAATTATTCGATCAGTTACTTTATCCGGATCGATCTCTCCTTTATCAACTTTTACCTTTACATCTTCAAAAGCTTTTTTAGTATCAGTATCCTGAAGAGCATCTTTCATTTTATCTAAAGCTTCAGTACCTTGTCTTTTATTTACTTCGTTATCGGCCACAGCTCTTTTTAACGAAGTAGTCTGTTCATCACTTGGCTTAGTTAAATTCCCTTCTTTGTCAAATTCAGTCCCAGTCTTATCAATTATATAACCATTTTCGGTTTTAGTTATACCGGCCATTTCTCCTTTTTTGACATTTTCAAAAGCAGCTTTAGCCAAAGCCTCTTCCTTGGAACTAGCTTTTATTTCTTTAACCGGTATATCCTCCATGCCAGCTTCTTTAGCTGCATTGAATTTATTATGCCCTTCAACAATGTTTTTTTCTCCTGTTTCAGGATCTTTCCAGATAGTTACCGGATTTTCTTCAGTCGGTAAATCAGCTTTTACACCTTCAGTTTTACCAGTTTCCATATCTGATTCTGGCTTATATTGGAAAGATTCAGGATCGGTTACTAAATTGGTAACCTTTTCAGTTTCACCAGGGATATACTCGTCAATTTCATTTTCAGATTTAGCTTTTTTAGGGACTTTTAATACATCCTTCAATTCTTTCTTAGCCTGTTCCTTTTCAGATTTATACACATCCTGATCCATCGGATCATCAATACCTTTTATCGTTTCATCAAAGAATTTTTGTTTTACTGCCTGGCGATCCTTAATAAGTGGAATAAGTTCTTTGTCAATTTCAGCTTTACGAGCTTTACCTTCAACCGGATCTAAACCATCACGTTCTTTCATTAATGATTTTAACTGTTCATCTTCCGGGAATGCTTTTTTAGGTTCCAATGTATTAAGTTCATTCTGAAGCTTTCCTATTTGTTCGATGTTTGGATTTTCTTTAGCTAGTTCTCCGTTTATCTCATTATTGAGTAATGAAATCTTTTCTTTTTCTACCCGTGGCTCAGTGATAAATTCTATTTTCTGCTTTATATCTTCAATTCGGTTTTTATTTACAGTCTGGAAAGATTCATCCAGACCTTCATTTTGTTTGGTCAAGTAATCTTTTTCAAGTACCATTCCGGTCGCGCGAGCTATGTCATCAAAAGGAATGTTTTTAGGAACTTTCCCAATAGCTACATCTAAAGTTTGTTTGGCATTTTGAATGTCACCATAAATAGAAGTAGCCTTATCCATAAGAGCCCATGTGATCCCAGCCTCATTTACCCCTTCCATTATATCTTTATTAGGGTTAGTCGTAGCTTGTTCGACTAAGTTATTAGATAGTTGAGTACTAGCTCCTATTGCGTATCCCTTTAACGCTGGTGAAGTAGCTTTAGCTAATGTTTCAGCACTATTTGTAAATAACGTCCCGTATGATTTTTCAAGTAATGATTTGGCCTGTTGTTCACCTTGTTCGGTAATTAATTTTTTGGCATTATTGATAATCTGATTACCTCCAATAGATCCAAGTGCGACAAAGTTTAAAGCTGACATAATCCCAGAGTAAACTTTTGCAGCTTGGGAAGCATCGGAGTCTTTTATATCTTCCATTTTTTTAATACCCTCACCAAGGGCTAATCCCTGAATAACTTGAGTCCCTACACCAGCTTCGTTACCTACTGCCATAGAAATAAGAAGTGGAACTTGTTCGATAATATTTAAAGCAGCCTTACCACTTGCTGCCCCATAATTACCTTCTTTTAAGCTTACATCTATGTCATCCTGAAAGTATTTAGCTTTTTGGGCGTATATCTGTTGTCCTTGCTGGTAATAATCACCTAATCCTAATTTATTGGAGTAAGGGATAACAGATTCAATAACCCTTGAAAGGTCAGCTCCAACTCCGGCAGCTCCGGCAGTTAAAGCATAATAAGCAGACTTTAAAAATGATTTATCCTTTAATCCTTCTTCATTCTGAACTTCCTGAATGGCATCATCTAAATGTTTACCATATTTTTCAAGATCATTTTTAGGAACTACATACCTATCGCCTTGTTTAATAAGTCCATATTTGTTTGCTGATTCATCAAGTTCTTTCTGGTAATTTTCTGATAAAGCTTTTAAATCCTGATGAGGATTAGCTTTTATTAGTTCAGTATACTTACTATCTAGTAAGTTTTTCTGAGAATTTATATTATTGATTTTTTCATCGGGGGTTGGATAATTCTTAAACGTACCTGTAGCTCCCCATTTTTCTTTTGCCTTAGCAACAGCTTTTTGAGTAAATAATTCCTGTGCAGTAGGAGGTTTTGGTTTTGGAGCTTCCGGCGGAGCCTGTTGAATTTTACTATCAAAAGGCATAGGAGTTTCAGTCTGCCATCCGCTTTGGTCGTTTGTTTGTTGCCCGCTTGTCCCTACTGGTTGTGATTCTGATTGTGATGGTAAAGTTTGTTGACTTTCGTTCCCACTTAATTGAGATCCATCTGAATTTAAACCATTTGAATCCGAAGAGTCTTTTTTTTTTACTTTAAACTCAGAAAATTCGTCTTCGTCCTTAACCTTAAATTGTGAAAATTCGTCTGGCATTATTTTATTTTTTTAGCTTTTGGATATTTCTTTAAAAATTTATCTCTCATCTCTTTTTGTTCTGGGGGAAATTGATACTTTTCTCCGTTTACAATATAAGTTTCAAGACTTGTTGTTTTGGTTTCTTTAGTAGCTTCTTCCTTATAATCTGGATCTTGTTCCCCTTGATCTATAGTTAATGGAATATCGTCAATATTAACAGCATCACCATTACTTGTTTTTATATCATGAACATTATTAGGAAATTTAGTCTTTAAAAGTCCTTTAGTTTCGTCATTAATAAGAAACTTTTTACCTGACTTTGTTTCTCCTGTTGCTCGTAATTGATAACCCTTTCTAACCTTACCGCCTTTTTCTAAATAAAATTTATTAGATTCTCCATCTTCCGATCTATGAGGAATCATACCTTTACTATTATAAGGATAATATTTAATTAATAAATTAGATACATCAGTTGTAGATCCGGGAGATGTTTTTTTAATTTTACCAGTATTCTTATCAACTTCTTGACTTAAATGTAATGATCCTACCATCCCAGAAGCAAAAGAATATACTGTGCCTTCCGATTTTACATATCCTTTTTTATCTTCTCCCCCATAAGTCTTATTCCAATAAGCATTTTTATCAACAGGCTTACCGTTTTTATCTAAAACAGGCTTACCGTTTTTATCTAATTCAGGTTCAAATGGCTTAGTAGGATATTCCCCTAAATTAATAGGTATTTCGTCTTCGGCACTTGAAGGGGTTCCTTGTATTTTATTTACTCTGTCTTTATTAAAAATCCATGCAGGAGGTGTTGGTTTAGTCTCATTACTTACCATGTTTTTTTGGTAATATTCATTATATTTATCCCAAACAAAATCTTTAATAGCTTTACCTTGATCTTTTTCAGGATATTTGTCTAAGTATTTTTTCTTTTCATCATACGGTAATTTACCAAATTGATCAACAACTGTTGCATTTAACCTTATATCTTCATGTATAAGATATGTCATTTGGGCTTTTCTCTCTTCTTCAGTAGCCACACGTGTTATTTTATCAGTTGTGGTTTTCCCATTTTTATCTACACTATTAGCCCACTCTTGTTTTTTCCCAGTTAAATCCTTACCAGCCTTTACAAAATACCCTTCTAGGCTATCATATTTTTTTGGCATTAATAAGTCTTCCGGAAGTTCTCCTGATTTATAAAAATCATGAGTTTTATTCCAGAATTCTACATCATCATAATCTCCCTTTAATTTATCTTTTCGGATTACACTATAAGCTTGTTTCCACTGTTCTTCATTGGACTTTATTTTATTCTGCCAAGAAACTAATGCGTTTCTGGCTTGTTGCATTTTTATTTTTGATTGGAGTCCGGGTTTATAGTTAGAGTCTCTATATTCCTTTCCAGCTAATTCTACAAATTGTTGAGTTTTATCACCTTGCATCTTCTGAAGTTCATTACTGATCATTTCTTCAGGTGGAACATTTGTTAAATCTAAATATTCTTTTTCACGCTTTTGACGTTGAGCTTCATTATACCTCTGTTGTTCAAGATTAGAGTCATGAAATCTATTCTGCGAAGCAATGACAGACTGACCTAATTCACTCCAATCCTCCGCTGGACGTACTCCTTTAAAAACCGAAACTGGCATTAACCTGTAGTTTTATATGATGAATTATCATTAGCATTATAATCAACCCCTTGTCCACTATTTAAGGCAGCACTGGTATCACTTTGTATCTGACCAGTATTAATACCGGAATTATTACCACCATTATTCCCATTACCATACCAAGAAGAGAAATTCATATTACCTGCTCCATTAGCAGCTACAGCTCCCCCTTGTTGCATTAAACTTCTATTAGAACTCCATTCATTTATTTTACTCTGCATTTGTCTCTGCCAAGGAGCATTCTTATTGTATTCAAATTCCATGTCAGAATATTTAGCTGATTCATTCAATGCTTGAGATAATCTATCTTGATTGGCTTGGTAATATTGTTGTTGCTGAACCGCCAGATTGTTATAAGCGTTCATTTCACTTTTATATAGATCATTAGCAGCCCCCAATGAAGATGTTGGATTATCCGACATATTTTGGATATTTCTTAACCCGGACTGACCAGCTTGCTGTATATTTTGTTCCATTTGACCCTGTCCCGGAAGCTGTCTACTGCCAGCATTATTTTTAGCCAACTCCAACATTTGCTTTACTTCTTCAGGTCGGGTATAGACAGGCATATTCTTTTCAAGAGCCGAAATCTCTTTCTTATTTTTGTTGGCATGAATAGCCCCGTAGATGCTTCCAACCATCCCTACCCCACTCTGGATGAGTCCGCCCCACATCCCACTACCACCCATATCAGCCATAATATTTAATATTTAAATGTTACAACAAAATTAATGTTTTTTAGCATATATATTTTTAATAATTATTAGACACATCAAAACCTATTTGAACCCCAAGTAACCACGTTTCTTCATCTTCTGAGTTTAATAGTTCGTGCTTAATATAAAATCCACGAAGTTCATCCCCATTTATTAAGTCAAGGTTTGATGGAGTTGATGAATGGGTAAACATGTTTTTTAGATACTCGGAGAACATATCACCTTCTTTTAACTTGAATCTACCGGCAGGTATTTTACTTAAAAACCCTCTAGGGTATGACTCATCAGCTTCAATAGTTATGGTTGGTATCGACCAACGTTTATTAGTTTTAAGTCCAATATTTCGGAATAGCTTTTTAACAGCACCAGCTTTATTGAAAATAATGTTAATTCGTTGATCGTATTTTACATCATAGAAGTGACATCTTGATACACTGGTCGAATTGTGCTTCCAAATAGAATTATCCCCAATAAATGAAGAAAAGAAATTTCCCATAGAAATATAATTTTGAGGAATAAACGAAAAAAAGCTAATCCAACGTGGACGTTCGCCTTCTAATTTAGGTTCTATAAATCCCAATGTTACTGGGGAGGCCCCGCCAATAAAACTGATCAGATACATATTGTTTTGCTGATCGTAACCTGCAATAACATCGGTATAATCGGTCATAGTTTTAAAGAAAGTCTTCATCATGTATTCAGAAATAGGCTCCTGTCCATTAGGAGCTGACCGGATAACTTCTTTTCTTAATCCATCCCAATAGTACATATTCCGATCGTGGATAACAACTGAGTGAGAATTAGTTGTCCCTCGTAATTCATCTGCCCTATTTTGATTACCAAGAACTAAATTAGGATTAGCCATTAATAGTTTCTGTCCTCCGGCTGTATTTACCTCTTCCTTGCCTACATAAATTGAAGTTTCTTTTTTATCTTGGATAACTTTTAAAACATCTCCAACTTCCCGAATAGAATTTATAGCTCCAAATTCAGATTTTAAATTAGTAAAGTTATTTAAGAATTGATTTAAATTATTAGTTCTGGTATTTTCAATTAGAAGCTCACTATATCGCATAGCTGATTGATAGTTGGCTCTTTTGGCATTTATATCATAAAAATTAGGCCGACCAGTGCCATGAAAATTAGATGTATAATAGTCAGAATAGTTATCATCGGTACATGGATATACATATTTACAATCTCTTAATTTTAAATAAGTGTCTCCGGGATTACAATTTACAATTGCTGGAATACCAGATAAGTTATTTGGATTTTGATTTTGGATAAGCCCTGTATGATATCGATTCGATAAACCCGGATTTCCAATTGGAAGAATAACAGATGGAAAATAAAATTGTTTTTCGATTACTTTTTTTGGCTTATATATTTCGAATAAAAATGCTGGATTACTAAGTGAAGTCCAATTATATATCATATCATAAGTAATCGGAACTACAATGTAAGACGAAGCATCATCATTAATTTTATTATTTGATGCATCAGTTAAATAAGCGGGCGTAGTAGCATTATCTTTTGCATATTGTAAATCACTAGATGGCCATTCCATAGCCTTTATTTCAACATCTATACTTGGTACGCCAAAATCAAAATCAGCAACTAGAGTTAACGGACTTGGATTCCCTGTTGAACCAAATGACCCGGTAGCTTGAAAACATAATCTATCTCCAATTTCAAATGTATAAGTACCTATATTTGAGAAGGAGTTAACGTCATGAGCATAATTAATTATATTATTTATTCTTAATCTAAGATAGCCATCCGTACCAAAAAAGAAGTCTTTAAACAAGACTCCTACTATATGCCAATAGGCCCCTCTGTTTATTCTTTGAGTAAAGTCTATTGAATAATAATATGCCCAATCAGGAGGTTGATTTTTAACCGATACATTAACAGTAGCATATTGAGGACCAAAACCTGGATCAGAAAATGAAAAAGGCTTAAAAACATTATTACTAACTGTTATTGGTAAGCTAAACTTATTTTCTGAGCCATATTGAAAGTTTTTATTATAATATTTTATTGATCCTAAATAAGTGTCTAAATGTTTCATTGTTTTGTATACCAACTTTGGAGCATACGTAAACATTAGGATGTTGGCCATTGGTATATCAGTTCCATTACTTGGAAATTGTATCCATAAATTGCCAGAACGACTAACTACGGTAGATGAAATCCCTTTCATTGACATCTTATTAGCCAAATTATTTAAAATTGTCGTTGCGGTATCTGTAGATTTAGCTAAGTATCTTACATCTACATAAGATACTGTTCCTAATTGAAAAGTAAAAGTTCCAGTAGTCAAAGTTATATCAAGAACTATGATATAACTACTTCCTGTAATATATTTATTCCTTATTACTCCGACCCCATTAGCCGAATAAATAGAACTACCTATTGGTAAACTATTATAAATAGCAGCAGTTACGGATATTTCATGATTATTAGCAGTTCCTGTAAATGAAGTTGTTTTTACAACCTTCATTAATTGTATTCCATACAACATATTTGGAAGATAACTACCAAATCTTATATAAATAACTGTTATAGGAGAAACTCCAAGGGGACCTATATAGTAAGTATTTAAATTAATATCCTGCAAAGGAACGGTAGTATATACTACCTCTGTATTTACATCAACAGCCACTGGATCAAACCCTTCAGTTATATTACCATAGATTATCCTGTTTTTTTCTATTAATTCTTGATGTTTTGCTAATTGGGGTATAAAATCATAAGGACGAGATAGATCCGTTTGATCTGCTTGAATTCTTAAATTTTTATCATCAAAAGTATAGGTAAAGCTTCCTGTTGGATTTAATACTGTGTCATATAACATCCAATTGGTAGTTTCGTTATCTCTAACATAAACCTCTACAGAAGTAATATCATTATTAATTATGTCAATAGGAGCATATAATTGATAACTTACAATTCCTAAATCTCTTATAAATTCTCCATCAGGAAAGTTATAATTGTCTGTAAAATAAATAGTTGTAAAATCAGAAAGAACACTTTTTTCTCCATCCACAAAAATATTACGATAAGCCCATTGATAAGATTTACCTCTTAATGCTTCTATTCCAGAAGAAGCAGCAACAGCAGTTACTTGAAATGGATATCCTGGCCTTTTATAAGCATCAGTTACACGTATATTCATATAAGTATAAGTATAACTTGTACTTATGCCATTTGTGTAATTATAAGCCCTGATGTAATTTATTTTTTTGGGTTCAACAAAATTATCGGTCCAATACAATAAGTCTCCTACTACTTTAGGGTTATATATTGGATGGTTTGCATCAAAAGATAAGTTAATCCCAGATAGGATAATTCCTGAGTTCCCTGTAAATGGTTCATAATACTGGATGCTTTTTTGAATACTATCGTGCTGATCATCAATAAAAAACATGATTATTCTATTTCGAGCATTATCGGCGCATGAACCTAACATCGTTATAATCCCAATGTGTCCTTGAATAGTATATACTGATTCATTGCCAAGGCAATTAACAGATACCTTTCCACGGGAATCTAATGTAACCATAGTATTTAAGATAAAGTCCGACCCTTGCGTTGATTTAGGATCAGAATCAGTATCTAAAAAAAGATCACCTGTAGGTTGAAACTCTTTGTTCATCGTTGCACAGTTTGTGAAGATACTTTAAGTAATGCATCATAAATTTCATCTAAAGTTGGATCTTCAAAGGCTCTTAATTTATTTGCTTCCTGTTCGTATAAGTCTTTAAAAAAGTCAGCATCATTTTTATTTACCGGTTGACGAAGATTCATCTTCCAACGAACGTACATAGAAGCACACTCTAAGAACTTTATTGGTATAAGCGTATCTTTATCTTCAACCCCAGAAGAAATGTAACCTAAGATCACATTTTTAGCATTAATGCCATTAATAATAATTCTTCGATTATTTTGATCATCGGTATAGTATAGCTCATTCTTACCTCCTTTAGATCCATATCCACAAGAATCACCTGTATTTTCCTTTACTCCTTCTCCGGCAGTTGAATCTAATGTTTCCTGACCATTAACTAAAGTTGTAGTTGGAATTATTTTGTTATCCCTGGTTAAGGTCCAAATTTGACCATTTTTAGGTATACCCAAAAAGTCCATGCCAATATAATCGTCAGGCCAAGAAATAGTATTCGTCTGAGTATCAACTTCAACTTTAACTATTTTATGTTTGTCAGTATGAAACATGTGAATATCCCTTACAGCCTTGATAACAAACTGATATATGTAAGGCCAATCTTCCTGAGTATATCCAGACTCAAAGATGATTGTCTTTACCATTGTTTTTAGGGTTTGTACACCTGAAGTATCCATTATGCAATTTCATTTTCGTTATTTAATAAATCAGTCGGTTTAATATCCGACTTGAGATATTGAGTTACCATATCCACTAATTCAATATCATGCCCGGATGGAATCGGAAAATCTTCTGTCATTCCCCATTCTGTAAAGTCAACGACCAAATCCATTCTTACGCTGGTTATATTTGGATCAAAATTGTAATATTCAACAATACCAGCTTTACGTATGTATTTAATAACATCATCGATAAGGTCCGATTCGATCCCAAACATCATTTCATTGTCATCACTTTTCATCGGGACAAACATTACATCCTTCCCCTTCATTTCATTGATGTTCATTATACCGTCTGAAACTCTTGGGAATTGAACGACTTTGGCCGGCAAGGTAGAGAAGTAAATATCAGTATCCGGATCTTTAGTCACAGCTACATTTTTATATGTTTTAGAATAAGTATCAAGATTAGACTGATGCACTTTAAATGCCGTGTAAAATATGGTATTTAAAACAGCAGCAATAGCAAGCTCTATACGTCTAGGTTCAGCATTACGTAATCTATCTACCGACATACTACCTCCGGATATTCGCCCCCTTATTAATTCTATGAGTTTAGATTTTTGCATGGCTTATCCTTGTTCTTGTTTAGCTTGGTTAATATATTGTTCTACCATTCCGTCTTTAAGATTAATTCCAACACGCGATAAAACTTCATTGCAAAATGCCACATGATATAGACTATCCCAATCAAGTTCTACAGTAGTAGATGTAACTAATCCTGAAGTTTGACCGGCTGATCCAATTTCTCCTGATCCCAAAGTATGGCTTGCTCCAACTACTAAATAAATTTCATTGGCATTTGCGTCTATATAATAATCATAGATTGGAGTTGCTGGAATCCGGTAAAAAGTAAAATTTATCTGGCTTATATTATTTGGAAGAATATCAATTTTAAATCCATCGAGTCTACACATAGGATATTCATCAATAGGTAATGCAAGTGAATTTGATTTCCGAATAGACCAATCACTGTCTGTCATTAAATCTATTTTTCTGGTAATCCCATTGTAAATAGTTGTCATACTTGAGAAATAACCATAAATTGAAGTTAAATCACTTAAAGTTAATGTCCCTGGGACACCCAATGTTTGATCTTCAGATTTTATAAAATCCCGTAATTCAATAATACTACCTAAAGCTTCACTTAATGACACTTTATTTTGAATAGCAAATATCTGAGCTTTTTCAACCTTTTTATTAAACATATCAATACTTGCTGCTGGGAATATAACATTTACCTGTTCAGGTGTAAGTGTACCTCCTGAGTTCTCTTTTACACAGATGTAATTTATGTAACTTCTTATTTGATCGAGTGTCATACGCCTTGTTGTTTCTTATTTTCAATGTATTGTGTTAAATTAATATCTTTTAATGATGGAGCTAAGTATCCAATAAACATCCTTAATAAATCAGCATGATAAGCTTCTTTCCATTCAAATTCAACTGAATTAGTCGAGTCATAAACATCAATCCCATTTTCCTGTTTTACGGTATAAACCGGAGTTGATGGAAGCCTTAAATATGTAAAATCAACATTCATTAAATCTTTAGGATAAGTCTGAATGTAAGTATTATAAAATACGCATATAGGATACCTGTCCTCCGGAGCGGTAATTGCGTTACTTAATCTATCAGATAATTCAGCATGAGTTATTGGCTCAACCGGGACAAAATACGATCTAGCGTCTTCAACATACAAATACATAATATCTGAATAATGAACATAATTTGAGGGCAAGGTTATTTTACCATTTGAATCTACAGTCTGATCATTTACATACACGATAAAAGGTTCCAAAGCTTCGGTGTTAGCCATTGACACCTGCCATCCACGTGATGTTATAGGTTGTCCTGGTTGCCATTGTTCGGGTAATCCTGTCCAAAGTTTAAAATAATCCAAATTAACTAATTGTAAAAAAAGATTAATACGATCAGGCCCCATTTTAGTATTTGGAGCTTTATCATTAATTATAGCCGAAGCGGATTGTATGAATTGTTTTAAAGTCATAATGCTGCTGGTTTATATTCTATAGTTCCAAACTTAGCTGTAAAAATTCCAATACTAGCTGTACCTGTAATTTTTAGAATATTATCTATTGTCCAATTTTTACTAGTTAAATCAAATATATAATTATTTAATACATGTAGAGTCTTTATAGAACCTCTCAACGTAGAAGAAGAAGTTCTGATTAATTCAGCTTCAATAATAGTTCTACCTGTAATAGCTGTAAGACTACCAATACTTATACTTGTTCCAGCAAAATAAAAATTAATTAATCCTGTAGTTGTACTACTATCAACTGTAATATACACACTTAGTTTATCTCCATCTGATGCTAATACATTAGCTGGAACTGTATAACTATATAAATCAGTTTCGCCAGTTCCACTAGTAGAAACATCTGTATAAAAATCTTTTAATATTCGAGGTGCAATAATCCATGATCTAACTCCTACATCATCAGTAGTTAAAGTATATTTACCAATATTATAGGAACCTCCAGGAGTTGTAAAACTAGCTTCAGATGATATCGCATAAACATACGTAGAACTTTGATATATCCTACTATTACTTGTATCAGTTACAGTTACAGTATACAATCCAGCAAGTACTACTGCTTCAGTTTTATTTGTTGATGTAAAACCGTCAGGCCCAATCCAAGAATAAGTTAATGTATGACTAAGAGGATTGTAAACATCAACATCTATAAATGATACTATATCTACAGCTCCTCCTACTAATTCAGTAGTTCCTACAATAGCATTATTAAATGCTTGTACACTTACTACTGAAGCACTTGTAGAAGTTAATACTTCGTTTCCTCCACTATATAATTTTGTTGCATATAAATATCCATCATAATTTAACCTATTAATAGCAGTTGGATTAACTCCCCCTCCGTACATTTTACCAGAACTAGCAACTCCACCAGCTTCAGTTTTATCAGTATATGGCCTATAAGCTACAGTTCCTAAATCGAATTTTAATAGTCCGTCAGTTGGGGTCACCCCTCCACTGCCACCAGCATGATATAATCCATCTTCTCCAAGAAAATTAGAAGCGGAACCTCCGGTATTTAAAATAGATGCTTTATTCCATGTAGTTTTATTTGCTGCTGTAATAGTTGTTACAGCAGTGTAACTTGTAAAATCAGTTTTTAAAGCATATCCAGTTAAAGTTGTAAGCTGAGTAAGAGTTATAGGCGAACCTCCATTAGCGTTTGAGTCACGAAATTCTAAATCATTTCCTGACGTCCTATGAATATAAACATCTGAAGATCCAAAAGCTAGACGTTTTATCGTATTTACATAAACGTCAGCATTAAATGTAATTGACTGATTTAAAAAATCACCATAAACTAAAGGAGTAGCTGTATTTGAATTAGCAATGTAAAGTAAATTACTTCCAGCTTCTAAATCACCAGCGTTAGGGCCTATTAATAAATTTGAATTTTCGTATCTAAAAAAGTTACTATCGAAATTATTTGCTATAATATGTCCGACAACATCTAATTCGGCAGTAGGCACCGGTTGATTAATTCCAACCATATTAGCTCCTGTACCATAATTAATAGTTGCCCCCACTTGGGCCCAAAAGTTAGTTGCCCCACTTACAAGTTGAGAAAGAGTTTTGGTATAATGATGATCTTTAAGAACTAAATCATTGGCTGAACGATATAATTTTACATCTCCCCAATGTCTAAATCCTGAACCCGATCCTGATCCTGAAGTTCCAATAAAATCAATTTCATCAAAAATCTGAACTATTCCCGCAATCTGATGTTGAGTATATAAAGTACTGGTATACTTGTCATAAAGTAAATTATTACTTCCTTCTGTAGCGGCTCCATTTATAAATACTACTTGTTTGTCAGATGTATTATGTAATGTTACATATTTATAATTACCATCATCGGCTAAAAATTGAGTCCCTAAACCAGAATTAATGACATTTGCAGCTGCACTTGATGTGCTTAATGCATCAGTTATACCATATCCTGATAAAGTCGTAGACTTACCGGTTATTTTAGTTGTCCAATCCCATGTTTTAGCATCGACTTGAGTTTTTGTATAGGCATCAGTTATACCATAGCCTGAAATAGTCGTAGGGATACCAGTCGTTATTTTACTCCAATCTAAAGAAGGAATATCGGAAGCTGATAAGTCTACTCCTGAAGTTACAAGTCCTTTTGAATCATAAGTTATCTTAGTATGTGTAGCCCCTGTTATTACAGTATTGGCTATTACACTATTGGTAATTCCATATCCGGCTAAAGTTGTTGGTTTATTGGTTAAATTATCAAAATGTACCTGAGCCTGACCTGAAGTCTGTAAATTAGTTTTTGTATATACATTTCCTACTAATCCATAAGCTGATTCCCAATGTGTTATATTTGTAGCTGTGATAGCTCTTACTGAATCAAAAGCTGTAAAATCTATTTTTAAAACATCACCTTGACCTGCCGTATGCCAATTACCATCACCTCCCATGTAATCTGTTACATTTCCGGAAAGTTGTTTCAGCATACCGCCACTTAAGGTTGTAGCTAATCCAAAACTTAATACTTGGTTAACATTTATTGTTGCCCCAAAAGCATAAGTTGGACTTATGGATACTGGTAAATGAGTTGTTCCAACCCCGTGTGAACTAAATGGAATAACCTCTTCAGGGAAAATCATTGTTATTACATCATTTAGCTGGACAAGGATATCAACAGCCTTGTTATAAGCCGTAGCTAAATCATTATAATATATTGCTAAGTCATATTCTGAATAAGAAGCTCCAATTAAAAGTAATCTATCTTTTAGTCGGTAAGCCTCATCCCTGTCTTTATCCAGAGCTGTAAAATATCGTAATCTTAATACTTCAATATATCCACGAATCTGATTCATGTCTATATTAAAAGCGGTTATCGTTTGAGTGTCGGTTATACTTACATTGATAATAAGACCATCTCCCATTGTATAAACTAAAACAGAAGTTACAGTTGAAGCCCATTCACCAGACCAAATATTAGGAGAATAGTCTATTGTCTGGTTAGAATTTGATGTAGTCGAAAGTGGACTCCCGGATGGTGGAATTACTGTATGAGTTCTTATTAAACTTGTGTAAGTACCATAAACCGTATCATCCCGTGATTCAAAAGTACTGTTATACCCATCAGGAGTTTGAGTTATTATAACTTCTGGAACTATGAAACTATAAGTATAGTTATTAGTTTGGGTCGAGATAGTAGTTACATCTTGTACTGAATATTGAACCGAATAAGCTCCGGCCAAAATAAATCCAGCCTGATTTTGAGGTAATGGAATCCAAGGAGAATATAAACTAGTTGCCGGAGTTACATCAGGAGTTGTATAAGTTTGTGTATTATAAACTACTCCACGAGGGGTTGTTAGTTTCAGTATGCCCTTAACATTATTTATATCAATTCCCTGTCCAGCATAATTTGTTGTATCCTGAATTCGGAATTTTCTCTGATTAATGTCAAAATATGTTATAAACGATAAAGTCATTTTTCATGTATTACTATTCCAAAAATAAGTAAAATAGTAATACATGTTTTTTAACATAAAACTTATTCGTTATCAATAATAAAAATAACTCCATCAATAGTTAATTTTTCTTTTGCCCAACGCCAAGCATGATAAGATTTTTTTCGACCAGTTATTTTGCTTATTTTATCCTTACAGAAATTTGACTTTGTTTTAAGATTTAAAATAACTCCAATATGTTCAAAAATTTGAATTAAATCTGAGTTTTCTAATTCCCCATTATGGATGCATTCTATTAATCTTTCCTTTATCTGTTCTGATCTTTCAGGCATGTTAATTTTTTTTAATTGTTGTTATTAGGGTGTTATACACAACCTAAAAGAGCGTCCGTGCTTTTCTTTCGACTGTGCAAATTGTGTCATTATGTTGCCCTCCATGAGCAACCGTGAGAATCTCAATAATTTCAAATCCTTTTGTCTTACCTATCCCGTTGGTATTCCATCCGAATGAAATTACTATGCCATCAGGTTTCGTTATTCGTGCTATTTCCTTTTTTAAGTTGCCCCAAAAACTGGATTGTGTCGTTTGCATATTTACAGTTTTGCCAAGTTTTTTATAGCACTCACTTACTTGTCTTGGGCTGTATGGTGGGTCGTATAAAACAAAATCCACGCTATTGTCGGAAAATTGTTTTAAAAAGTCCAAAGCATCCATGCAATAATCAGCCTTCATTTCAGGGTCTAAATCATTGGTTATTTTAGCAATCCTGTTTTTGTTTGCAAATGGGTCTATGCTTTCAAATTCGGGCTTAAAATATTTATATATCAATTTGCCAATACATTTAATATCAAAAGTATTTGAATTAGGCATCTCCCAAATACGTGAAAATAAAGGCTGTGTATAACACGGTATATAACCAATAGCGGTTTCCGTGGTTTGTGTTTGTTCAGTTGTATCTATATTCATTCTACTAATTTGATAAGTTATTACTATTTATCCGCTACTGGTCATATACCCAACGTTATATCAGATACAAATATATTAATTATTTTTAACATTACAAAACTTTAACCTTAAATTTTATTAACAAAAAAGCCCGATCAGAATAAATCCAACCGGGCCAACCAACAAACCAAATCAACGGGAAACTAGACTGGTATTCCTTTTTCAAGCATTTCAGCTTCAATTTCTGGTCTTTTTTTCCCGTGTGTTTTTATCCCATTATCAATGGCTTTGGCTATTACTTCTCTTGATGTCATGTGCGAATATGGAGTAGTTACCTGAATATTTCCACCAATACATTTTTCAAGTGTCTGGAATAATTCAGCATTCATTCTTAAATGTTCAAACAAAACATCATGTTTTTCATTGAGTTGAACTGGAAGTACTGGTACAATATAATCTGTATATTCGCCAGTTGCTGAATCCAACCAGAACCAAGCATTTTGCTGTGCGTTAAAAGCAATTACTTTTTTGTCGATAGCTTTTTGCATTAATGCCCTGAACTTAGTTATGGTATTTCCGTTACCTCTTACTTCATCCACAAATTCTGTAATACCACGTTTGGTAATATCTACATTCCGGTTAGATTCGGTTACAACATCTTTTAAACGAAGTTTTAGCTGATTCATTCCTAATTGTTGAGCATTCGGAATATTCCATGAAGAAGCTATATCTCTTAGTTTTTGAGGTTCTTCAAGTAATGGGCTCATTTCACTGAACAAATAGAAATTCAAGGCTGATTCAGCACTTATTTCAGTGATGACTTTTTCAGCTTCCTGTTCCAGATCTTCCAGACCAAATCCTATTTTAAGAAGGTTAGAAACATAGATTAAGAAATAAACTTTATCAGTTTCCCTTACAGGATCTAAATAAAGTTCACCATTGGTAATTAAAATAGATCGAGTGGAAAATTTTAATTCCCCATCAACCATATTGGGCCTATTTTTGGTATATACCCAAGTTTCGGACATTCCATCTCTTATAATAGAACCTTTAGTCGAAATAGTATAAGATGGGATAGGTTCTTTTACGCCTGTAGGATTAATCCCCGGTGTAGAAAGTAATTTTATTTTTAAAGGATTGGACATTTTTTGAATCTTTTCAAACTCCTTTTTAAGCCATGTCCATTCTGGCTTTTTTAGATCTACTAATTCATCATTGACATACAACATAGTTTCCCGTTTTTAATTATATTTCCTTAATAATATAAGTCATTCCTGATCTCTTAAATATTAAACATGGCTCATATTTTTTAATTAATTCCTTAGTTTCTGGATCATTAAATTCTTTAATAAAATCACACCCAACATCCTTAAAATTTTTCATATTATTTTTACTAAGTGGTATAATCCAAATAGTAGGTGAAATCCCATTTGAAATAAGTTCAATATTTTTTAAATCCCAAAATTCCTCCCATATTTTTTTATTGAATTCTTCCATTTCGATTTTTAATTTTTCTTTCATTTCGATTTTTAATTTTTCTTTCATTGCTGCTTTTAGTTTAATTATTCACACTTATCTGGATTTTCTTTAGTAAATCCATAATTATCATATTTGACACACTTATAAAATTCTCGTGCAACATGACGAACATCCTTAAAATCAAATAGTTTTTTTTCTTCGATTTTATTACGTTCAACTATTAAATTACAGGCCATTTCTAAACATTTTATCCTAATGTTTCGTTCTTCGATAGATTTTCTATCAAAAAAACTAGATGACAGAAGAATCAATTTACCAAATAAAAAAACTTTATATCCTTTCATTATTTCCCGTTTTTAGTTTGTTAAAAGGGGTATTTCTACCCCTTCATTTTATGCAGTTTTATTAATTAAAACCATTTGATTTACCTTAGTGGCTACAAGCATGTTTTCTGACAACATGTAGCCTTCAATAGCATCATAATCGTTCATAACAGGAGCGGATTGACCACTCATACCATTTACGACTCCGACAACTCTCTGACGATTTTCACCCTTATCATTCAGGTAGCCTAACATCAAGTTTCCTAATTTAGCAGGAGCCTGTTCATCACCGATGGTAACTTTATTTTCTCCCATAGGAATCATGAATCCCATCGAACGAAATACATCATTGTAAGATGACAAACCATAAGTATTAGGATTACTTAAGTTAGCGAATTCTTTTACAAGATAACGGAAAGACTGTTTACGAATACCTTTGAATTCAACACCAACTTCATTAATTTTAGTCATGATGTCTGTTTTTGAGAATTCTTTGATAAAGTCGTAAGCTCCGTTTTCAATATCACGATACAGAAGATCACCAACACCGAATAACACATCCTGGGCAGTTACTCCATTATTGATCATTAATGGTTTGATATCATCCAAATCAGCCACTTCGTATTTGTCGAAGTAATTCTGTTTCTGAGCAAGTAATTGCATCCATTCAAGTAAACCACGAGATGCTAATATAGCAACAGATTCACTGTATTTATTGGTGTCTACTAACGAAGTATTATCGTTAAACTCACCAGTCCACAATGAATGGTTGATCTTTTTATTTAACAGGAATTCTGCCTGAAGGAAAGCTCTGTTATATAATCCAGAACCACCCCCTTTTAATGCATAATCCAGATAATTTTCCTGAGCTAACATACCACCTTCTAAAGCAAAGGTTTCTTTGTTTATACCTGAATAGAATGTACGTTGTAAAGAACCATAAGTAGTTCCTGATGGCTGGCGAGTACCAGTTCCATAAGAATCCCTGGTTACTGCAAGTTTAGTCCCAATAGGAACTGCGGTTGCAATTTGAGCTGCTGTAAATGACGTACCTGTCTTATTGAATGGCATGGCTACGAAAGTAAGAGTATTAGTTGTACCACTTACTGACATTACACGATATTCATACTCCTTAGCAGTATTAGTCTGATATGCACGAGGAATAAGAATAGAATCACCAACTCTTAATGGAGGATTGTTGTTAGTATCGTAATCGGCAGTTGAAATCTTGAATGAAATAGTTGCACCAGCAGCACCGGTAGCAATACCTACGCCAGTACCAATATCGGCAAGGGTAATAGGTTTTTCAATAGCTGCTTGTTCAAATATTTTAAGATTACGTCCCTTAATATTCATGGTATTACCCATTAAATTAAGGAATTCAAAAAGATCAAAAGAATTACCATATATATAGAATACTTCTTTCCAGATCTGAGGGACAAGTTCGAAAGAATAAATCGACTGCCATGCTTGCGTCCACGCACCGCTATGTAAATAACTGGTTGCGGGTGTTAAATTTGTTGCCATTTTTTTTAATTTTTAAGTTTAACCATTTCGGATGGCACTAATCCAAGATTCGGTTTGTTTTTCGACATCACCAATAGGGGCTACTTTATCAGATAAAGGATTTGTATTGTTTACTTTTTGATGCCATTCATCATCTTTCTGGGTAGCTATTGAAAGACCATAAGATTTCATCATTTTTGGCAATTGTTGTAAAGCAAATTTTCCTTTTATCATATCAAGGGAATCTTTTACTGTTTTTTCATTGACTTGCTGGCCAGTGTATGCAAGATAGTTAACCATATCCTGCTTTATAGCTTTTCTGTCTTCATCAGTATATTCAACCTGATATTTATAAATTTCCTTTAAATCACCCTTTTCATCGGTATCGAAAATTGTTAGTTCCTTAAAGTCTTGTAGTGCTTTATCCATTAACGGACTCCATTCTTGTTTTACTTGTTCAATTTTGGCATTTTCACGTGAAATCAACTCTGATTTCATTTTTTCTACATCAATTGGAAGTTGTGGCTCAACTTTCTGAAGATTCTTAAACTCAGTCTTAACCTTGTTAGCCTCTTTAGAAATTTTGTTTTTAGTCAGTGTGTCCCAACTTGACTTGTCATCGACATCAATACCAAACTCTGATGCTAACAATTCCCTTGCTCCGGCTTCTCCGCCTTCTATGTTTGGGTTTTGTAACATCTCGTTTAAAACAAGTAAATCAAAATTGTCCGTTTTATCTATATCTAGTGTGCTAATTTTAGTCATTAAGGTAACATCCTTATCCGGATATTTCTTTAACATTAAGTTAGTATGATAAACATCATCATTAGCGAAGAAGTCTTTAGGATTAATATATTTCCCTACTTCTTCGTATTTTTTTTGTAAGTCTGATAGATCCAACTTAGCCTTTTCATACTCTGTCAACTTACCTTCGTATTCGGTAACTTTGCCTTGTAAATCAAAAAGAGACTTTATTTCATCAGCTTTTTTAAATTCCTTGCCAAAATGCTTATTAAAATGGTCAAGATTGAATTCTACAGGAGGATCATTGGCCGGTGGTTGATTATTTGGTTCTGCTGGTGGATCGACAGGAGGATTTGTATCTGTTGAAGGTGTTACATCTCCGGCAGGATTATCTCCTTTAAGTGAATATTGTTTAAATACGTTGTCTAATGTGTCCATAATATATTTTTTAGTTTCCCTGCGACAAAATTATGTAAAAAAATAATACATGTTTTTAAACATATTTTATTGGTCTTGATTGTTAGTTTGAGCATCTAATCTGGCTTTAGCAATTTTCTGTTCTTCACCTGATAGATCATTGATATTTACTGTTTCAGTTCCATATTGTGCTTTTATGTCACTAGGAGCCCCATTAACCCCGATCCATTTCCGATATTCTCCTTCGTGAATTTGACGTTTAGAACCATCGTCATATTCCATATAAAAATTCATTGGATTTTTTTGCTTATCTGTCCATACAACCTTACCATCATTATTTGTAGTTGTTCCTTTATTTTCTTCACGATATATTCTTGATACAGTCCTGGTATATTGTTGTGGTTTTTTATCTTGACTCTGTAAATCGGTGTCACTTTCTACATAAGGATCTTCTTGAGTAGGATCATAATTAACAGTACGTGAATAGTTAAGCTCAGTCTTACCGGTAACCGAATTGTCTTTTTTAGACTGCCACGAAACAGGATTCAGAGCTACTGCGTGCCTAGCTCCAACTTTCCATGTTTCAGGTTTAGTAGCATCTTCATTAGCCCCGAATAATTTTAAGTCTTTACCGTAATTTTTCTTTAAATAAACATATTTATCATAGTCTTCACCTAAAATTGCTTTTTGTTCATCAACACCTAATGATTTATCAAAATTTCTACCACCTTGCTTTTTTATATAATTTTCAGAACCGGATATTCTTGTATTAGGAGCCAGAGGTTTTTGAGGATTATAGCCATACTCTTTAACTAATTTATCGTAATTTTCAGGATCTTTTTTTCTTAGTTCCTCATTTAATTTTTGAGTATAGTAATATAATTCAGATTGTTCATTAAGAGTTTGTTTTATAGTTTTACCCTTATATTTTTTATTCTGACTTTCTAATCCTTTTACAAATTCTTCGTGTGTATTAGGCATTTTGATTAATTTGAGGGTTTTGTTGTGGTTGTTGCTGTTGTGCTTGCGATTGATGATCTATAATTCCATGATCACCATTATATTTAGCTTCCATCTGCTGCATTTCAGATGAATGTTTCCATGAGGCTTCATCCATATTATTCTGATGGCGTTGACGTTCTTTATCCATTTCAGCTTTTTGCTTCTGTTGTTCTATCTTCTGAAGACCTTCATTCTGCATCTGGATAGCTTTTTCTTTTTCAGCCTGTTCTTGCTCCATTTTCTTCCTGATAGCATTAGAAAGATATAGTCTTATATCCTTTAAATTAGCCCCACTTATAACCTTTTCAGTAATATACAGATATACATCTAAAGTTATCCCAGGTTTACCATTACGTCCATCTTCCATAGCTATTTCAGCAGCTCTCATAATATTCTGAATATCCTGAGTTGTCGGACGTGGCATTAATGATATTCCAAGTTCGGTCAAATCATAATCGTTTTCTTTTAAAGCCTGAACATCATTCTGCCCAATTATCCGAGCATACATTTTATAGCATTCATTATCTGTCTGAACTTTTAATCTTACTCCTTCAGCTATAAATTCAGCACTATTTTTCTTAACCTTAAATATAGAGTCAATCATCGGCTTTAGAACTTTTGTAGTCCCTTGCAATGCCATTTCAGTAGTTGCTTTTCCAGAGTTATTGTCTGGTTGAGCCCCTATAGCTACTGGATTTATACCAGTTATCATTTCAACCATATTAAGTGAATTCTGGAATAGAGTAATACAGTTATTGATAGAATTGATCAACTCTGAAGGAATTCTTTGAATTGGACTTACATTACCTCCTGGATATTTCCCGTTCATGGGAAGACTCCTGTATGGCAACATTCGGGTTTTTTTCATCAGACCAATCAAATCCAAAATATCATAAGCCTTACCCTTAATCTTAACCCGATCAAATACAGTCTGATCAAGTAAGGTAACCCCATCAAATTCATCAGCTAGGTACTGTTGAAGTTTCAACCATGCTAACTGAAAATTATCGTAAATAGGTATTAATCTTCTAGTTATAGATTCTTCAGATCCTTTATAAAGGTGAAATGACATTAAAGGAGTCTTATTATACCTACTTCTTGTCTGAGCTACACTTAACCTATGGTCAAAGATCATTTGGGTTCCTACAATCCATTTAGCTTCATATTTCCTGCGAATAGTAGTTGTCCGAGTCTTATTATTGGCTGAATTTCTTTGTTTACCAAACTCTTGATCATAAAGAGTTCTTATACCTCTTTTACTTACATTTTCTGTTTTATATTCAAGGTCAGAATCAATCCATTCAACATCCAATAAAGCACATTTATAGAAGTCATACACCCATTCACCATAAACATCCTGCTTATTATATTTATTCCAATCATCAATAATCGGATTACCGTTTATCCCTGACCAGTTCATAGCTATATGCTTTATGTCTTCTTCTTTATACCCTCGTTCTTCCAATTTCCTACGTATCGAGGATATAGTCACAACATCAATATATCCAAAATATGAAGAGTCACTAAAATCTCTTTCATCTGAATATTGAGCAATCACTCTTGTTATATCGATATATTTTGATTTCCATTTACATTCTGTTTCGTCATAATAATCTCTTACGCCACATGAATTAAAGTCAATTATATCTTCGATAAGTCTTCGTTTTATTTCATACCAGTCTGATATTTCATAAGTATGTTTACAAACTTTTTCAATGGCTTTAGAGATTCCGGTTTTAAATTCACCTATTTGTTCCATGAGTTCAAGTTCATCCAAATCCCTTGGATACATTGTCGGATTTTCAGTAGGTATTCCCGCTTTTTGCTTTACCTCATTTAAAAACTGCATATTCTGAGCTTCAGCAAATAACTCAGACTTCTTTTTTTCTTGATCAGATGTACTGTGAGGGTCTATCGTGTCAGCAATAACTTCATAATCTGTTTCTTCAAATACCCCAAATATAGCCGTTTTAACACGTACAGCCAAGCCAACTATGTCCCATAATATATTACCATAACCTTTTCTTCTTGTCTTAATATTCGTCCATGAACCATCAAAATCAGTAACAACATCATGAGGCTTACCGGTTTCTTCTTTACCCATTAACTGATCCATGTACTTATGTTCCGATTGTTTACCATTACTGTATCTACGAATTTCATCATAAATACTAATAAATGAAAATGGGAATCCACATTTATCTCTTATGTAGGTTGAGTAAATAGATTCACACATCTTAATACCATATCCGGGTTGTAACTTTTTTTGTGGATCTATATTTCGACTTGGAAACAGAAACTCATCTGTTTTGTATTGTCCGTTAATGTCAGCCATTAAATAATGTTTTATTGGCAAATTTAAATAAAAAAGAAAAGCATGTTTTTTAACATATTGAATACAGTTGTATTATTAAAATAGATGATGTTACTTTGACATTAAATAAATCTCACATAGGAAAAAAGTACTTGTGAGTAGTAATAACTAAAACTTATAAAAATGATTGAATTCACAAAAGTAATTCAGGCACAATTTGATAAAATGTGCAGATCTGGCAAGTTGTTCAGAAGTTTTTTAACTGGACAACAAGTTTGGGACATCTATATTAATGGATTTGAGAAAAAACATAATCCAATATTCAGAGACCCAGAAAGCTCTATGCACAATTGTAATTTGTGCAAAAATTTCATTCGTAGATATGGGAATATTGTATCTATTGATGAAGTATATAACATTATTACAATGTTTGATGTAATCGCACCAGAAGAATTTATTACAGTAGTAAAATCTATTTCAGATTCACTTAAAAAAGCAAAAGTCTCAGAAGTTTTTTTAGAAACATTAAATGAGTTAAATTCTTTACCTTACGAAAGTTGTAATAAGAACAATGCTTTATTTAAATTAGGTATTGATAAGAATGTGAAAAGATACACCAAAGAAGAAGCTGAAAAATATGGAGTAGTTAAACCGGAAGAAATAAAAACATTCAACCATTTACATTTAAAATTACCAAAGCAATTTGTAGATATGGGAAGTAAATCAATTGAAGCTATAATGGCTGATTACAGAGATGCTAAAAATGTATTTCAAAGAGCTATGGTAGAAATACCTTTAGATACGCTTAATTTGGTTAAAGACCTTATTAACCAAGGAAGTTTACTGGATGGACAAACTCATTTATATAAAATTGAGCAGTTTATTCCTTTAAAAAAACAGTACGATGAAACCGAAAATAGCAAAAAAGATAATTGGTGCTGGGTGAATTCGTATAAGCTACAATTTGCCAAGTTTAAAAATGAGCTTATTGGTGTATTGTGTACTGAACTTGCAGAAGGAAAGGAGTTAAACGAGGCTTGTCAAGCATGGAATAAAAGGGTTGATCCTGCTAATTACATGAAGGCTTCTGCTCCAATAACTAAAAAACAAATTGAAGAAGCCCGTAAATTCGTTGAGGAAAATGGATATTCAGAATCTTTTGACCGTAGATTTGCTAATATTGACGATATTAAAGCATCTGAGATAAAACATATCAATGTTGGCGATGGTAATTTAAAAAATGTTTCTATTTTCGATAATGTTAAATCAACTTCTACAAGACATAAAAGAAGCGAATTTGATGGAGTAGAAGAAGTACATATTGATAAATTTATGCAAGATATTTTACCAACCTGTACTTCAGTAGAGGTTTTTTTATCTAATAAACATGATGGCAATATGGTTTCTATTACTAATTCAAATATTAAAGAAAGCAAACCAATATTTAAATGGACAAACAATTATTCTTGGACCTTCAATGGAAACTTAGCTGGAAAATCAATGATAAAAGAAGCTGTTAAAACTGCCGGAGGTAAAATTGATGGAATACTAAGATTTAGTATTATGTGGGCAGGAGATAATATAGATGATTCTGATTTAGATGCACATTGTATTGAACCTGATAGAAATGAAATATATTTCTCTAACAAATTAAGTTATATAACTAAAGGACACCTTGATATTGATATAATAAGACCATCACAACAAATGCCAAAAGGAGCTGTAGAAAACATTACATATCCTTCATTAAACAATATGATAGAAGGTACTTATAAATTATTTATTCGTCAATACAATGGAAGAAACTCTAAAGGGTTTAAAGCTGAAATAGAATTTAATGGAGAGTTATATTCTTATGAGTATAATCAAGCTGTTCACGGAGACATACAAATAGCTGAAGTAACTCTTAATCGTGGAGAATTTATTATTAATCATTTATTACCTGAAAATTCATCTTCTAAAGAACTTTACGGATTACAAACTAATGAATTCCATAAAGTAAACTTAATTTGTCTAAGTCCTAATCACTGGGATGAAAACAATGTTGGAAATAAGTATTTTTTCTTTATGCTTCAAGGATGCAAAAACAAAACAAGTATTCGTAGTTTTCATAATGAAAATTTAATATCTGAATTAGCGCAACACAGGAAAGTACTTGAAGTTTTAGGAACTACCAATATGATTGAACCTGCCGAAAAGCAATTATCTGGGCTAGGCTTCAATGCAACCGTAAAAGATGAGCTAATAGTTAAATTAACTGGAAGCCACAAAAGAGTAATAAAAATAAAATTTTAACAATTTAAATTCAAAATTATGTATAAACAAACAAGTCAATTAAAATTAAGGTTTATAACTAACGTAGGTTTGTTATCTTCCGAACAACTTTGGGATTTAACCCAAAATCAATTATCTAATGCTATTAAAGCAGTTAAAAAAGTATTGAAAAAAAATGATGATGATGAATTGTCATTTCTTGAAGATACTAAAGAAGTTGATGTCGAAAATCAGCTTAGGTTTGATATTTTAAAAGATGTTTATCTTACTAAGAAAAAAGAAGCCGATGAAATTAGGAATGCTGCTGATGTTAAGGCTAATAATCAAAAAATAGACTCTTTAATTGCTGAAAAACAAGAAGGTAAATTACGGGAAATGTCCATTGAGGATTTAGAAAAACTTCGTAAATAAAGTCAATAAAAAAGGGAGCATATACTCCCTTTTTTATTTTATCCATCGGCTAAAGAAGCCCACCAACCGAAGTCAACATCGTGATCTTCCATTGCCTCCAATATCTCTTTATGCCTTGATTTAGATCCTAAAAAACAACACCCGGCAGCAGCAGCCAAGTCACATTTATTCAAATCTTCAAACGATTTAAGTTTCTTCCACTCTTCAAGTAGATCGGAATGACATTCTTTATGGCTCCGATATTCAATGTAATTACGGGTTAAGTCAAATATGTCATTCTTGCTATCGGTCAAATTATATACACCCGGTTTAAGCTTTAATTTTTTAGCTACTTCATCATATTCATATAAGAGATAACCTCCATATCCCTGTTCCTCAAAATATTCCCAAAGTGCCTCTACGTTTATTTCAGGAAATATCATGGCTCCATAATATCTACATGCCAGTAAACAATCTCTACAAAACTCTTTGGATGTAGCTGGCCGATGTCGATACGTACAAACAAACTGATACGATTGCCAGTCAAACATATTGTCCTTTGGGTCAAGTACTTTGTCCCTCTCCCAAAACACAGCAAATCCTCCATCGGACATGTACGATCCGGTAGTTTCTAAAAGAGCTTTATTACCATTATATTTAAATGGGTCACCTCCGGCAGTGAACTTGCCAGGATACATTGGCATCCATTTTTCTCTCTCAGTAAAGTTTATAGAATCATAATCGTATGTTTTTTTCTTCAGATCAATCTCGCCCGGATTTAATTGTTTACTAACCTTAAATCTTCCATTTTCAGGATCAACCCTAAAATGTACCTTATTATGTATTTCAACAAAATTACCAATTACACATACCTCATTACGTCTTAATTCAGCCAGACGTTTGTCAATCTTTTCAACATCAAAACCGACATCCCCAGAGGACATTTTAAAGCATTCCTCTAATTTAAATGGAAATTTAGCCACAAGCTCCCGATACCTTTTCATATCCTGTGGAGTTCCACCTTTTAAGTAAAGATCCCTTTGAGATTGTAAATGCATTCTGGAACCATAAGGTCGGTTAAACCCATTAAATATTTGTTGAGCTGTTGGTTTTTCCATGATAGGCATTCCAAACTTATCGGTAAATTCTTCCAGATTTTCATAAGCCGCAAAAAAAAGTGGAAATAACCCTGACTTAGTTTGTCCAGTAGTTGAGTTACGTTGATAAAAATTAGAGTCTTTTATTAAAGATTGATATTTTAATCCACCCATAGCAACCATATCTTCTACAGTTGAAGGATGTATTGAGTATCCACGTATACTAGCACCTTCTCCAATAGACATAGTCTGTTTTAACATAGACCATCTCTCTGAAACATCACATTCTATAGTCTTTCCAGATTCGTCTACCAATGCAAAGTCAATAGTATCACCATCATACTCAGAACCACGTGCCGAAGTTGCAAAATCTATCCTACTCCTCAACTCATCACCAATAACTATATTTTTAGACCTATTAAACTTTATGACTGTTTCTTGATTGTATAACCCTTCAAATGTTGGCTTGAAAAAGAATGGCATCTTTTCCCAAGATTGTACCAATATACCATTAAATAATTTGTAAGCATTTGGATTGTTTTGCGATAATATAGCTCCATGTTTACCATCCCGTTCGGTAACCACACAATACATGCAACACTCCGACATATTTGTAGTCCCACCACGTCTATTTTTAGGCTGTACAATACCGTAAGATACCCGGTAAGGTAAATCGACCATTTCATAATTACCATCATTATTCGGGATAGCAAACCCAGTTTTATCATCTATGTTTTTAAACGTTTCCTGGCAAGTATATCCGTAATACCAGAATAAAAAGTTTTTTCGATCACGATCACGATATTCTGCATATTTACCTTTATACTTTGAGCTATACCACCAATTTAAATAAGTAAAATGCCAACCACATATGTAAGTTGGCTTGCCATTAGAGAAAAACCAGTACCCGTAAATCCTATGATACCATTGTTTTTTTATAAAATCAATTTCAACCCTATAATGGTCCTTATTTTCATTTAATCTTTCCCATATTTCATCAATAATTTTCTGTCCGTTAACCTTGTCACTTGCCCTTTCCTTGCTTTTTAAATCATATTCAACATTTTCCTGAAGTGAAATTAATGATTCAGGCATTTTTTGTCTACGGAAATATTGTTCTTCTGGAAGTAATCCATAACCATCAATAAATTCTAATTTTGGTGGAGTTGGTAGGGATATTCTAATAGGTGTTAAATCCGGATCAGGATCGGTTCCTTCTGGATGACCTTGATTTATTACAAATGAAAGATCAGCAGGTAGGTATCTACTTACTATATTTTGGTCAACTTTCATCGACTAGCCTTAAATTTTAAAGGTTCTGGATCGTAATTCCCATAAGGGTTACCGATTATTTCTTTTAACTTCTCAGGATCGTCCCTTACAGCAGCAATATCTTCTGGTCGACATTTAATACGTTCTTTTTCGATACCTTTATAAAGGGCCATACGCATATTAATAACCTCATGACCTCCAAATATAGCATCGGTTAATTCGGTAATCTCCGATTGAAGCTTTTTGATGTTATTAATAGTATCCTTGTAATCTTTTGAAGTGCTTATTTTGGCAGCATTTTTATACTCTGAAGCAAATATATTCCAATACATATTTAATGAAATATACTCAGGAGATCCAAAACTACGTATGTATACCGATACGGCATCATTAAATATCTCGTTTTCTCCAACCATCAAATCTTCATACTTTTTTAAGAAAGTACCGTCTGAATTGGTCTTAAATTCAGCCAGTTTTGCAGCTTCAGTTTTCCGACTTATAAGCTCAGGGTATCTTATGCGTAAAGGAGTATTTAGATCGTAGAAAAGTATCAGGTAACTAATAGCTTGCTTCTTACTGACTCCAAATTCCTTGTTGAATTCCTCGTATTCTTCTTCCAATAACGAAACCGTTTCAGAATCAAATGGATTGAACCTGAATAGCTTTACATCAATATTTTCTTTATTCATTTTATTAGTTTCCCGTTAAAAAAATGAAGGGGGACTTAACCCCCTTTTCGATTAGCTTGGGCTCAAAGAAGCTGATCTTGAACTTGCACGGCTAATATCTTCAATAGTATGTGTCGTTAAAACACGGATATGAGGTCTGTTAGAACCTCTATCCAACCAGATATAACTATACCCGGAAATACCATTAACAGTTGTGTTTCTACCCTTAACTAAATGTTCAACGTTAATTCTCCGAATACCTGTCCGGGTCTTACGATCCCATTCAATGTATTGAATATTAATCCACTGTTCATTTGCCACCTCTCGAATCCTGGCATGAAACTGAGCCTTGGTTAGCGAGGTAGTGTACCTAATATCCTTGTACCGTTGACCATCAGTATCCGAATAATAAAATACAGTTTGATTAGAAGAGTTTTGATAGAAGTCATGCACCTTATTGGAGCATAATAGTAAGTTATAGCTTACTGTGTCACCGCCCAATTTTACAATGGGAACAATTACTAAACTCATAGCATATATTTTTTAAAGTTATGCTACAAATTTAATGTTTTATAACATATAGTTTTTTTAATATATTTTTAGTATGTTTGCCTTATGAAAACACAAACACTATATTGTCTCTATTTATCGTTGTCAAGTTACTTTAGTTTCTTGAAGAGGCAATATTATGTTTAATTACATAAGACTAAACTATAAAGCCTCTTGAAGAAATTTGAGAGGCTTTTTTATTTATGTTCCCTTGGTGTAATTGGCAGCCACGGTAGGTTTAAGCCCTACTCCTTCGGGGTGAAAGTTCGAGTCTTTCAGGGAATACTAAATGCTTGAGTAGAGAATTGGTATATCGGTCTGACTTAGGATCAGACGCTTGTGGATTCGAATTCCACCTCAAGCACTAAAATGGAGGTCAAGCTAATCTGGTGAAAGCACGGGTCTGAAAAACCTGAGAGTTTGGATCGAAACCAAAGGTCTCCACAAATATTTGGAAGGTTTGCTAGCGGCCTAGCAATCGGTCCTGAAAACCGAGATACAAGGTAACACTTGGGGAATCGACATCTCAACCTTCCGCGATATGGGATAAATACCAGGGCAGTAAGGACGGTCTGTAAAACCGAACCATGAACTTTCGAGTAGTTCTTATCCCACTAATGTCTGGTTACACGGTACAAAGACAGTCCGCAAAACTGATTCCAGAGTGGTTCAACTCCACTACCAGACTCTATGGAAAGCAAAACCGGAAGGCCCGGTAACTTCCTGCTAAGAATGTTGATCCGAAAGGGTTTGGGTTCGATTCCTATACTTTCCGCTAATGTGGATAATTAGGCCAAGTCTCAATATATTTCCTTAACATATTAGCATCCATTGATTTTACCCGGTTTATTTCTGATATATTAATTAATTCATTGCCATTTTTATGTTTACTATCTATACCGATAAAATGATCTAAATGATAAAGAAATCCTGATACATATCCCCATTTTAATCCTAAAGTTCGAATCCGATAAAATCTTTCTGCATCTTCAGGAGCATGAGAAATAAAACCTTCATTTTCTCCACCTATTGATAAATATTCTTTTTTATTAAATATTACTGCTCCTCCATGACTTTTTTTACCATTAAATGACATATTGTGAAAAATTCCAAAAAAACTATTAAACAATAAAATATCTTGGTTTAGTTGTTCATAAAAACATCGACTCATGTGAATAAACGTTCCATCATAAGGATAAACAACTGCATAACCTTCCCTAATCATTTTAACAGCTTCAAATATCTGATCAGGATTAACAAACACATCTGCATCCCAATTGATAACTATTGGAGTTTGTGTTAAAACGGTAATATTATTTAACATCCTTGTTCGATGGAAATTAGGATACCCAAACCAGATATATTCATCCGAATCTACATCTGAAAAATCATGAGTTCCTTGCTCACCTACTATTATATTGGTATTAAAATTAGCCCTGATAAACTTGATTGTTAATTCTAAATTTTCAACCCGATCCTGACTATCGTTTTTAACCGGTATAATAAATGTAACATCCTTTAAATCCCTTTTACCTTTAAAATAAAGACTCTTTTGGTAAATTGATCTACTTTCCCACCTACCTGGGTAAAAGTCTTTACCAGTACACGTTTTAGCTAGTGGGCCGGCAAATAAACATTCGGGTCTGATCACTTTTACATCCTTATTGTAAATTTCAGCTATTTTAGCAGCCCACCAAGAGAATGTCGAATTGGCTATGATTAAATTATTAAACTGACTCATTAAAGCCAAGTGTTCAATATCTGAACAGCCTTCTACATATTCTACATTGTCATGATTTCCAAGCATTTTTTTAGCAATAGTATAATCATCAGTAAATACATAGAAAGTTTTCGTTTTATCCTTAAAAAATTCAATGTAATAACTCGGTTGTATCTGTACATAATTTTTGTTCCCAACATAATCACCTAATCGTAAATGGACGGCCCAATCATTTTTACCCGGTATAAAGTCTGTCCGTTCAAATATAGAGTCTAAAAATCCCTGTTTAAATTTAAATTCGTTTTTAATTTCATCCCAAACATCTTCAAAATATTTTTCAGATTGCCAATAGCCTCTAATATCTGTATTAAGTGTAAAGTAATTTTGTATTGGCTGTAGAAACATAGGATGAAAATCAAAATTAAGTTCTCTTATCTCATCATTAATCTTTATGTCTGTATCTACATTCCAACTCATTTGGAAATATTTTAAATAATCCCATAATGGTAATGCCCATTGAGTATTATTTCGCTTTGATAACGACTTAATAAAAGCAATCTCAAACAAGTTATTACCTAATCTCCCGTATGGGAATTGTTTCATAAGTAAAGTCATCGGATTACATCTTTTTTAGTGATAGCTATTATTTTAGGCTTCATTTGTTCTATTCCGTAAGTCACCCGTTCTGGCATAGTTTCAGGCATACAGTATTCAGGAGTTAAGATCACATCCGGCGGATTTAATGCATAATACCTTTGAATATAAGATTCATCATGAAATATAGGTGTGTGTCCATACTTTTGATCGGTATCTATCCACAGTGTTATTTGGCCAGCCATTTTAAGATAATCCGATCCACCGTTAAACCCACCAGCGAAGTAATACTGGATCTTATTTATCGACACAAAAGACTGAGCTAAAAACTTTTTATCAAGTATAAAACCTAGTTTTGGACGATTAAAAAACCCAGGGTGTCTTGTGGCTACTAATTTACCTAATATTTCATCACCTACAGTATCAACTATTAACGAGTCACTATCAAGATAATAATAATAATCACATTCTCCTTCAAATCCATTGGTTATGATGTGGTAACGATATAAAGTAGGGAAAGGCCAAGGTTTATGTTCCTGATAAATTTTAGTTACACCATCAATTTTTTTATCCGAATCCGTAAATAGATAAATAGTCTTTTCGTGATTGGTCAGGAAATATTTATTTATCCCTTTGACGAGTTCGGGAATAAAATCAACATATTTATTGGTAGCTATTAGAAATATGGCTATTTTCATAATTTAGTATGTAAATCAAACCAGCTACCTTGATCTAAAGATTCGCCACAACAATTCGGTTTCCCGTAGAAATAGTGAATATACTGAAGTAATATCTCGTCAACTCCTACCCATTTATCTGGAAGTTCTTTGCCAAATAAACCTGAACAATATCCATCGAATTTATAATCAACGTATTCACCTTCGAGAGCTGGATTCGAACATTTAGTCAAATGATTCTTTCCCTGGTCCACTATTTGGAATTTAGTATAACCTATTTCTAAAAAAGCATGAATTACATCCAGTGGGTTTGCAGTACCATCAACTAAGTTATTAGGAGTAAGCAATTCAGCACTCATATATTGTGGTAGCTTCATACTTTTAAACTGACGTATACACATTGCATCTTGACCTTCCACATCTATCTTGACGTAATATACATCCTGCCCGAACATACAATAATGGGTATACATTGAACATCCGTCAACCAATATTTCTTCGATTTCATCCGGATATTTACTATTCCAATTTGGGTTAACTGAAGCCCAATCAGTATGAATTTTATGTATCCATAAAGATAATTCATTTTCGTCAGAGACAGCATACTCTCTTAAAATGAGTTGACCCGAATCAAGATAAGACCCTAGCCTTTTTATAATTTCATGGCAACTATGTGGATTCGGCTCAATAGCTATGACCTGAAATCCCTTTTTTAGATAAAATTCGGTATCCGATCCGTTATGTGCCCCAATGTCGTATATTAGTTTCATGCTCGTGATATTTTACTTAAAGTATTATTCAACTTGTCGATAGCTTCTTTTTCCGAATCCCCTAATTCAAAATAATCATACCCTTTAAAAGTTATACAAGCAGTCCATTTATTTTGATGTTTTAAAAATTGTGTTTTCATACTTAAATTTTTACATATCCTTCTTCAAATTCAATAGCAGGAGACCATGATTGATATCCACCTTTATAAACAACATAATATCCACCTTCCTTTGGTTTATGTTTATTTACATATTCAGGATCAACTGTGAATGAGTTATAATTTTCATCTTCTGGGAAAATTGTTGCATCTCCTAAGTCTGGATGAAAAACTATTGATTTAATCTTCAATGCCCATACTTCTTTATGGCATTTATACTTTGGCATTTCTCTACCAGTTGTTATCATATTTTTTAGTTTTTAAAATTATCGCATACGTTTTAAGAGCATTTGGTACTGATCTTCAATAATATCGAAGCCATTAGCCAGAAATACCCCGATTGAATACTTAGCTTTCCCAAAGCAGCTTTTTTCTCCATATTCAACTATCGGAACCGGGCATCTAACGTCATCAATAAGAACATATCCGCCTACCTTTACAAGGTTATTCCGAATAATTACTTCAGCATCCCGTTTGTGCAACATGGCTGATTCTTCCAAAGGAGTTACATCACCTACATCCATATAAATTAAGTCAGCAGGTTCTTCCATGTTTTGAAGGAATATTGCACTGTCAGATACATGATACATAACATTTTGGAATTCCTTAGTTATTGTCCTGCATACTTCGATATGATTTGAATTTATATCAACCGTGTGAATAAATGAATTTGGAAGTATTTCGGCAAATACACGAGTAAAACAACCTGCTCCCCAATCCCATGATTCTGGATTGTCAAGTTTCCAATATTTTTTATCATAACTCATACAACCTTCAAGTCCGCCATTAACGTATGACCGGGTTGTGCCAAGTTCAATAATAATCGGATGAGACGTATATAAATCCAGTATGATTTCATTAATAACTTTTATAAAAGTATGCGCTCGTGACAATCTTTTTCGTATATCATGACTATAATCATACTGACAACCTTTGTCTAAGAATTCAAAATATTTATCCATTTTTGTTGGTTTTGATTAAATAATTCTTCTGCTTGTTGGTATACTTCATCGGTGTTTATATCAATTGAATGTAGTTCTTCGAATGAACTAAAATACTTGATAAATTTACTATTTTTTTCTCTATAAAATTCGCATAATCCTAAATTATCTTCACAATAACTCATGTTCTGAAACCAGTAATCTTTCTTTTTTAAAAGATTATGCATGAATTCTTTAGAAGGGACATAGTAAGCCACTCCGCAAGATAATGCATCCCAAAGAGCTATTGAATTCCATGTGTAAGGAAGGTGAATTACTGCCTTAAAATGAGCTAAAGCATCTTTATCTTTATACCTACCCGTTTTAACGTCTATACCTTTATTTAAGCATAAGTCTCGTAGATGACATATAGCGTCATTAGTGTATGTCGGGACATAGTACCCAGATTTATTATTTATAATATTTCCTTTAATCATAGACCAACGTCTTTTAGTATATTCCCCTGCCATATGCCCTTCTTCATCAAACAACATGAAATTTACTTTTTCTCCATCATAAGACGATTCGGTTGGGTTAGTAAAATCTACCATACTATAATATGGTTTACTCACCGGATTTATTATAGTATGAACAACCGTTCCTTTGCCCATTGCATATACTGATTCAAAAATGTTATTAGCTACAATCCAAACGTTTTTTTCAGTCGCGGACCATTTCATGAGTTCATAATATTCTTTATCGGGAAACGGATTTAGGATATCTAAAGAATCGCCATAGTCAAACCGATTACAGATATAAACTATAATTTTACCTTTAAATCCATTTTGTAAAAATATCCGGGATAAAGGAGCTGTATCGGAAGTAATGATCACATCAAAAGTGTTGTAAAAATCCTTGTGTTCTTCCCATGCTTCAGTGGCCCGATCCTTGGTCATATTGTAAAAATAACCATCTTCTCCTGAAGTGACTATTTTAGTTGTTAATTCGATGTTAGGTAGATCTAGTACACTTTGGATGGCATTACTACACCCAATATGGAACGTTAAATGAAGTATTTTCATATTATTTTACCACTTGCCTGAAGAATAATAGCAGATAAACAAGTTAATAATATGGAAATCCACCATTCTTTAGTAAACATTAGTAATTTACTATTTTTATCACGCTTGAAATCAATAGCACATCTCATTACAAATATACCTATTATTGTTAATACAAATTGAATTAATATTCTCATATCATTTTCATTATTGCGTTTATATTATTGATATATGTATGTTTCTCACAAACAAAATTAAATAACCACTTCTTCCGTTCTACTTCTTCCTTCCGATCTTCAGCCTCATAATAAAGCATATAAGCGTCTGGATTGTATATCACATTATGATCAAAAAACTCATAAGCCAAAGAATTTGTAGTTAATCCATCCAATCCATAAGATATAGCCTTAAATAATCTACAAGGGAGCATTTGATTGCCCATTTGATTTGGGCCTTGGATAGCCGGAGCCATATATCCGTTCCGTAAATACATGGCCTCATCTTCAATACTAATCCAACCCTTTAAATGATTCAAACCATCACCTCTACTTCCTGGGCTATAACCTCCACCTGCATATACTGGATGCCCATTTTCCAAACAAGCCCTCTGGAATTCAAGTAATGGTTGGTAATTACCGTTTTCTTCAGGATTATTTACAGTTCCTAAGTAATAAACTAGTGAATTACGAAGTTTAGTTACATCGTTGATATTAAACTCGTGTGGAAGTAATGGTGATCCCCAAGGGAAGAAGAGACAATCATCCTGTACGGCAATTCCATGAGCCACATGTTCCATTTTTAAACAACCCCTCTGATAGTATTGGATATTTATGTGTCTACCGATTCCTTCAAGTTTAGGACAGTTATGAAGGATATAAGTACAATCTTTTCGTAAAGGCATATTTTTGCAAACTTGGCCTTCAGTAAGTATTATACTGTCACTAAAATTAACACTACTTATATCATCATTATCGTCCAACCAATATGTTTCAAATCCTAAAAACTCAAACGCTCTATAAAATCCGTAGTGGATAAAACTATGAGAATGAGAATATAACTTATGTCCGTAAATGAAAACTTTCATTTGAGTCCTTTTTGTGCAAGTTTCTTATAATACTCTGTATTTTGATGTAGTTCACTCAACATAGAATCTGACCTTTCGGTATGCCTATAAATAACTTCATCTATGTATTTAAACTTAGCTCCAATCTTAAATAGCTTACATATTAAATTGTAATCTTCGTAATGTGAACCACTTAATACAGTATAACAACCTGCTTTTTCTACTGTTGACTTTCTGAAAAGAGAAGTACACCAAACTTGGTTATCCCTTAACAATCCTTTCCTTGTAACAGAATAAGATCCCGGTGGGCGATGAATAACACCATCATTTTTAGCAGTAAGATTACCAAATACTACATCATTATCTCCCATTGCATTCATCATTTTACCCAATACATCATGATATAGCCAATCGTCAACATCGAGTGGTAAAATATAATCGTATTTAGCTAATTCTATTCCATGATTCCGTGTTGCAGCTAATCCAATATTTTCTTTTTGAACAATATATTGATTAACCATTGCAAAAATAAGTTTGAATGTTTCTACATCCGGTAATTTTGTAGATCCATCATCAATTACAATAATTTCTATCGGAAAATCCTGAAGTAAACAACTAGCCAAAGCCTTTGGAAGATATTGACTATCATTAAAAAATGGGATGATTATTGATACTCCGTTCATATTTTATGGTGTTTATTTGAAGTAAAAAGTGCATTTGCTTGCCATTTACCCAACTCATCACAGCCGTTCGGTTCAATAAATACCTGTTCAAATCCATGACTTGTTAATAAGTTGTTAATATCATCGTATTTTGATGTTCCTTTACGGAATTCCTGGTAATTAATCTCTGTGTAGATATATTTTATTTTGTCTAATGGAGAGTGTTGAAGAATGTAATACTCAAATCCCTCTACGTCTAACCACAAAAAGTCAATTGAAAGAATCATAAATTCATTCATAAATGTATCCATTCGTATTGTTCCGACTATAGTTTCTTTTTCTTCACCTACATACTGTTTAAAAAAATCACTGGCCGGAAGTAAAGAACTAGCACCACCATCACCATTTTCCTCAAGATAGAAATTAGCCTCACCATTTTTATCCGATAAAGCATACGGGATTACAGTGATATTTTCAACATCCTTAACCAAATTTCGAAGTTTTAAGAATAGATCATCAGTAGGTTCAAAGGTGTATATCTTAGCTTCAGGAAACATTTTATGGAGTTGGATAGTATCTTCTCCAAGATGTCCCCCGGCTTCAACTATAGTGCTTAAATTAAGCTTTTTTAGCTCTTCGTAGATTCTCATAGTTGTAAAAGTTTTTTAATGAAATCCTGTTTTTTATTGTGATATTCTTGAGGTTTATTATCCCAATTACTACCTCCACGGTAATGTAACCAACAATCCTCGAATATTTCCATTCCTAGATCTAATGTATAAAATGGCTGGGCATGTTCCGGAAATAAGGATATAAATTCATTAACTATAATACTGGTATTGGTTATTTTTCTCCATCGACAAGATGGGTTGTTCTGAAGGTAATAATACGTAAAACCTCCAACATCCAAAGGGGCCTTCCAAATCATACCCGGTCCAACATCAAAATTTCGAATATTTGGCATCGTATCATTATCAAATATCATGAAGCAATTCCAAATGTATTCGATAATCTTATATCCACCATCCCTTGATTGTGCAATACCCGCCAAATCATATCCTTGTATAAACTCATTAAAACTAAAGTCTTTGAAAAGAATAAGATCAGAATCGACTATTACCGAAATGCAATTTGAATCCTTGGATATTATTTCATCTATACACCATTGTAAAGGAACAGCACAAGAAAAACAAGCATGAGAAAAGTCTTTTTTTCCTGCGTCAATGCTTTTAATATTTAAATGCTCACATTGGTACTCTATATTTATGTAAAGTGCTTCAGAACTGGCATTATTAACAACTATAAACTCAAAGTCATCCTTAATGAACTTATGAAAAGAATAGTTTTGCCATTCAATAAACTGAGGTGATTTGTCGGCAAACGTGTATATTTTTACTGGTTTAAAGCTCATATTTAGATTTGTTAGGGAACCGGTTCATAATCCATTCTTTCAAGTATTGTTTACCAGATAAGTCCGTAGCCATCAAATTAAGTCCCATGTCATTGTAGTTTACCCAAGTTTTATTTTGTACGGCCTTTTCTATTTCTTCAAGGGAATTTGACATGTATGAGGCTACTTTACCATGATCAAAGTAAAAACCGGCTTTGTAATCCTTTATCCTTAATACATCAGGATTAGCTTCTTCAGTAAAATAATTAAAATACATGGTAGCTAAAGCGTATGGAACACTTAAATTCCCAAAAGGAAATTGAGTAAATAAATAAACTAACTTAACACTACTATAAATACGTGGTAAATGAGTTTCAAAATTATACAATCGTTCAGTTATCACATACTTTTCATGGAGTATATCTATTGAAGTATTTATAGTTCGACCATGCTTATCAAAATTACGAACTTGATAAAAACTACCATCTTCAATTTCTAATGGTATATTAGGAATACTTCTAACATTTAATTCCTTTAAAAGCAAAACATCATCATACATATAAACAAAATATCCTTGATTATCTGAAGCAAAAGTTTTTACTTTATTCAATGTATCAAAGAAATTCTCGTAATCCAATTTACCGTTATTCTTTTTATTCAACCATTCCGGGTAATACCGTTCTGCCGGATGTACCATTACATTAGTTAACCATTCTGGAACCACATTGCCATAAATATGTATTTCATAGTCCCCTTTGAGATTTTCATCAAGGGATCGTAGACAATAACGAAGTTCATTGTTATCCCAATTACTACCAGTGCCAAGCGGTATGAGTATCTTCATTTGATTAGTTTAAAATTCCCAATATATCTGTCCTCTGTTGATATCTTAATGGCACATCACTAAAAATACGATGCATGTCATTTTCAAGTAAATTATTCACCTGATTACGGAAAATAACTTTATCGTTAATCTGAATATCCATGTCATCATATTTCTTTTTATTTTTGTAAGATTTATTTTTATTTCCGACAAACCTAGTAATTCCAACCTGTTTGTCGATATGCTCAAATGGTAGGATTAATTTTGTTTTTGGAAGGTTGGATATTTCTTCAAAAAGACAGTAACCGTTTAAAGGAATAATTTCATCTCCTGAAAATCCTTTTTCATTTAAATCAAATGAATTCCAATCAATTCTTTTTGCCACAATCAAATTCTGATAATCCATTATTCTATATTCCTTATCTTCAACCTGAATGATAGGACAATGTAGTCCTGAATGGAAATCAAACCAAACCATATCTCCATATTTTAGTTCCATGTCGGTTTCCCAATCCATCTTTTTACAGTTTAAACTTTCAGGAGTTTTCCTAACTATCCCATACCGGTCTAAATGAGCTGATTGATCTGTAGCTTCAATTCCATCCTTATCCTTACAAACAAAAAACTCAGGGTCCTTAACGATAATGAGTCCAGATGGTCTTACTTCTTCTTTAGGTATAACGCATTCAATTATAACATTATTACCTATAGGTTTTAATCGGTCAAATTCTTTTGCTGTTAGTTGTATGTAATCGTGTGGCATATAATTATTTTAGTTTTCTCATTACTCGGTTAATATCAGACACTTCTTCATCCCTACCATCCGTATAGCATATTAAGAAGGTTCTTTGGCCGTTTTCTATTTTCTCACTTATTGCATTTACGGTCTTATCTTCACCTCCAAACTCATCTTGATAAGTCTCTCCAAGGGCTTTTACTTTACAAAAGTTACCTTGAGGTGTTACTTCTTTGTCGTATTCTATTATTTCTATAATTTTCATTGAGTTTGATTTATAAAAAAGGCCCGACGAGTATCACTACTTTGTCGGACCGTAAACCTAAATGTGTTTCATGAGTAAAAACTTTTTAACCAAAAATCTTAAACAAAGGAAGTGTCTTATTTTTTATCCTGCAACTTTTATCTTATGTTTTCTAACATGTTCTTTATACATTTGATCTCGTAGTAAGTCAAGTTGAATATTAAAGTCATTGATTATAACCTTTCTAACAGACTCTTTAGCTTGTTTAAATGTTTTTACAGCTTTAGTCCAACCCATTTGATATCCTTTTTCTAAACTATCTGAGTCATAACAATTAGGATTAGGTTTTGAGGTTGTAATAGTAGGTGTACTATCCTTTTCATTTGTCATGATAGGATATTGTCTAATTTTATAGTTTAGACCAGTAGGATTTGCTAGATACCTTTTCATGTTTTTTTGCGAAATTTAATAAAAAATGTTTAATAACATAACAAAATTTTATTAACTTTAATATTTAAAATATTATTTTTGACCGATGATTAATTAATCAATATGGAAGAACAAGAAGAAATCGATTTACTCCCATTCTTATCTAAACTAAATAATCATCTCGGAAGAATAATGTACAAAGTTGACCACAAAATAGAACTTTCGGTAGATGAAGACGAACTCATAAAAGAGCTTTATATATGTTACAGAGAAAATAATTTACAAACCCTTAATAATTTCAATAATAATAAAACAAGAAATGGAAAAAGTAAAATTAAATTTGAACCAGGAGATTCTTAGTATTAGTGGTAAACCGTTCCCTTATCCAGAAGGCAATCTTACTATCAAAATGGCTATCAAAATAGCTATTATAAATGCTGACATGGATAAAAAAGCTCCTGATGAAAAGTACAATGCGTATAAGACCGCCATGCGTATCGAAAAAGGAGAAACTGACTTTCTACCTGAAGAATGGTCTAGTTTTAAAAGAGCCGTAGGTCTTATTTTTGGACCTGAAATAGTCGGTTTTGTTTGGGACGCAATAGCTAAGGTATGAGACGGGCTCATATAAGATTATTGACCAGAAGAACTAAAAAAGTCCTTAATATTTCTTTTGAAATTATAACCGGATATCACCCAAGGGATGAAAAAGAAATCCGAAAAGAGAATATTAAATACATATTTTCTAACACACTACAACTTATGGAAGACGTAATAAGGGAATATGATTCTTGTACAAGTATTATTAGAGACCAAGAACAGGCTAAGTTAATTACACTTCAAAAACTATCAATGCCTAGTGAACAAGAAAAGCTGTTGAAAAGGCAGATATGATTTTGAGATTATACAATCAAGATATTCATAAACTAACAAACAGTTTAATATGAACACTAATCCACTAGAAGGAGTGTCCAAAGAGGACTTTGAATATATAAAAAATTACGACAAACGTCCAGAAAATATGTCCTTTGAACTATTTAAAAAGCTTCAACGGTTAATCAAAAAGTTAAATAGAAAACGTAAAGGTCAACTTGTTTTTAGTAGTGATTCGGACACTAAGTTTGGACCCGGGAAAACCTACAGAAAAAATGATATCACAAAAAATACGTAGACAAATCTACAAAAAGTATGACGGTAAATGCGTATACTGTCATTGTGATGTCACTTTTGAGGAAGCTACTATTGATCACCGATTTCCAAAATCAAAAGGCGGTGGTGATTATAAGTACAACTACTTTTTAGCTTGTAAAACATGTAACCAGTATAAATCAAATGACATATTGGAACCACTGGCTAAAGATTATATCAAAAACAGGAAACAACAATTACTTGATAAATATCCATACTTAAAATTTAAAACATGAAAGTAATAATAACAAAAACTATATCAGAGAATGAAGAAATTGATTTAAAAATTCCTTCATTTTGGAAAGAAGGATCATTCTTCTACTCAAAAATTATCGATGGATTTAATCAGATTAGAGTCGATGATTATGGAGATGATTATTTTTCTGAAAAATTATCTCAAATAGCATTTCACAGGATTAGTGTAATAAATTTTGATAATGCAATTGAAATATCCGAAGGGGAATATAAAGCTGCTTTCGAAAAAGTTAATAACAAACTAAAATCATAATTTATGGAAAACAATGTAAAACAAGCATTATTAAAAGAGTTCAAAAAAGCTAATATTGAACGAAAAGAAAAATTAGCTAAAAAGTTCGGATATAATTCGGCTTGGGAATACCTTGCCTATTTAGAAGGCAATGACAAGTCTACTAAAACTAAACCCAAGGTTAAACCTGTAATCCATAATGTATTTATCATGGATGCATCATCAAGTATGCAAGGAGAGAAGTATAATAATGGGGTTAAAGGTATTGAAGAGTTATTAGAATCAATAAATAAAGATACCTTTAGTATAAATACCGTCACACTTATCGAATTTAATACATGGTTACCATCATACACAAAACAACATTCTTGGCTAAGTGATATTAAGAGCTTTTCTCCAATGGGAGCCCATGGATGTACTCCATTATACAGAGTTCTTGGAAACATTATTGACCGACTTTTATTTGAGGACAAAATAAATAAACAAGATAAGGTTTTGTTAAACATTGTGACGGACGGGGACGACACTGAAGGTTGGGGAGAATATAGAAATCTTCCTGATACATTAAAACGGGTTCAAAAAGAAAACAATTTCACTGTAACCTTTGTAGGTACAGAATATGATGTACAAAGATGTATTAACAATCTTAACATTGACAGGTCCAATACTCTTGTTCATGACAATACCGGAGAAGGAGTAAGATCAGCATACGCAACTACAGTAAGTTCAAGAACAGCTTACTCTAAATCTGCCTCACAAGGCGAAGATGTAACATTAGGATTTTACAAAAAATTAATCAACTAATACCAAAACAATGAAAATAGAAAAAGGTCAAATTTTAAGTGAAGCTAACTTCTATACTGTAGAAGCACAAGATTCCAAAAAAGTTATCCTAGTGGCTGATAATGGCCAAAAAATTGAAGTGTCCAGACAATATGCCGATCAAATGTTATCCTCAGCTCATGACTTCGCCAAGGAAGAAAAAATCACCAAAACCGAATTGGCTAATATTTTTATTTCAAGTTCCCGTGTAGCTATGACTGTTTGCTTTTACAAACAAGTTAAAGAAACTGATGTTGTAAAAGAAATAAGCGATGCTGTTGCAAGTGCTAAGATAGCCGAGATTGAAAAAGCCATTAAGAAAGGTGTTAAAAAGGCTATTATCGGTGAAGAACGAGTAATGAAAGGAAGGCATTACGGATCAATGGACGAATTCGGCAGAATTAACTTTGTAGATATGGAAATACCAAAGGACACTACTAAATCTTACGATGTAAGAATGAGACTTGTTGATCCTCGAACTATTTCGTATCTTGTTGTGAATAACATTAAGTACAGTGTAAAATGAGTTACATTGATGAAGATTTAATACCTGAGCCGGGGGTTTATTTTCCTCCGGCCAATACTATGGAACCAGAATTATGTGTCCTTTGTAAACGTTTTATTTATGAATACGATGAAAAGATGTTTCTCCAAACAGGAGATCCGGCACATAAAGATTGTGTAAAACAAAATCATAAAAATAAATTATTAATCCACTAAAATTTAAAACTATGGGATTCAATTCCGGCGGCGGCCAAAAAACGTACTTAAAAATATCTGACGGTAAAATATCTGTCAAGGTAAATGAAGGCACTGAAAATGCAGTAAAATGCACTAATAAAGATGGTTCAAAAACATGGTGGGAGCGTAGGTATCCATCCTTTACCGGTAAAATAACCGGCATCAGAAAACGAGTTACTGATTGGGGAGCCGATCTTTGTATTGACATTGATGATGTAGGAGAAGAATATGAGCTACAGATGCCTTGGAGTTCCGGTTATTCATCTGGATTTTTTCTTGCTATGCCTAATATTAAGTTTGACAACGAAGTCACATTCAGTCCTTGGATGAAAGTTGTTGATGATAAAAAGAAAACATCTCTTTTCATTCATAACTTTGGCGAAAAAGATAGTGTTAAATGGGCTTGGACCAAAGATGCTCCTGGCGATTTGCCTCCAATGGTACAGCTAAAAGTAAAGGGTAAAGATGTTTGGGATGATACCGAACGTCAGGAATACTTTGAAAAGTATATTGCTGAAAAAATTAATCCTAAATTAGGAGTTACTTCACCTGTGGCTAAATATGAAGTTGGCAACGGACCGGCTCCAATTAATTCATCAGAACCTACAGGAGAAAGTGACTTGCCGTGGGATACTCAACCACCTGACGAAAAAGCACCTTACTAATGGAAAGTAACATTCAAGACATTGAAAAAATAGAGAATCTTCTCAAAATAGGTTCCTATAACAAAATATACCGAATAAACTTCAATGGCCAGAGAATTTATGTGCAGGAGGAACCTTTTGCACATTATTCTGGCCTTACAGGAGCTTTATCAGCGGCTACATTTAAAGGAGATCAGGATGCAAAAAGACTATCAAGCTGGCGTAATTCAATGATCGATAGTTTTGGGGAAGCTAATACTGAAAACTATGTATCCATGACGGCTGACTTTGGTACACTCCTTCACATGGCTATGGTTACTATAAAAGACAAAGGACTTATTAAATGGGATGAAGAACGAGACAAAGCTTATGACTACTTTGTTAATTGTTATAAAGTTAAGAGTCTTGATCCTGACCTAAAAACCATTAAAAAAATAGTCTATGAGTACCAAAAGCATGTAGCCTCATTACTTCAATGGGTTTATGAACGGGTACAAGAGATATATGCGATTGAGGTCCCGGTTAAATGGGAAGCTCTGAAAATAGCAACGCCCATTGATATTTTTTGTTCCTGTAGACAAACTGAAAAAGGTCCATTTGCAAATACCACAGTAAACATTAAAACCTCGTCCCAGATATCCAATCATCAACTTGAACAGATTTCCTGTGAGATGCACATGTGGAATCAAACTTATGGGGGAGAATTTTTGGATGACATTAAAAACACAGCCGAATTTACTGGTATTATTCGTACTAAAGATTGGAATGAAAGTAAATCACCGACTTACGAATATAAATATCTTGCTTTTGAACAGGCTAAAATTTACTGGGAAGCTGCCAAAGCCAGACTACAACTTTGCTTAAATAGTTCGGCTTCGTATTTTCCTTCACCGGTTAATAAATCATTTAAAGGAGAGACTAAGATCGGAGAAATGCCAGTGATTGAAAGTACTACTTTGGAAGAAGAATGGAATTCAATTTTAACTGAAGCGGTATGAGAGAGATTAAATTTAAAGGTAAAAGTATAAATACTGGCGAATGGTGCGAAAGTATGACCATCTCTAACGGTACGATAAAACGTAAAAGAGATGATTTATTTATGGAAACAAACGAAGGTAAATGGTTAGGAATAGATCCTAAAACATTAGGACAATTCACCGGGGTTAAAGATAAAAACAATAAAGATATTTTTGAAGGTGACATTGTTAGAATTTTATATACGGATTGGTGTAGTAAATCATCATCAGACCAAAGAACCTTAGCACAATATTTAATTGATATAGCTAAAATTGGATACATTACTTTTATTGGCGATAGATATTATGTTGTGTTTAAAAATAAATATAAAGAGGATTATTATGATTCATTTTTCCCCGGTGAGCATGGATATATTGAAGTAATAGGAAATATTTATGACAATCCAGAAATATTATGAAATACGATCTAAAACAACAGTTTAAAGTTCAAGGAGCCCAAGAATATTTTGCTAAACTTATTGAAAAAAAAGCTTTTATTGAACTTAGAGAGGTTAAACTCAAGCGTTCCTTAGATCAGAACGGACTTTACTGGTTATGGCTTGGAGTAATTGAAACCGAAATGGGATTGGATAGAAATGAATGTCACCTACTTTACCGGGCCATGTATTTACCAAAAGAAGATCACATGATTGAGTCTATTATTAGAACTGATCTTTGGAGAAGGCTTAAACCACGGATTGAACAATTTAGCTATTTCAAAGGGTTAGATCAGATAATTGATGTGATCGCTCATTCAACTACTGAACAGGATAGTATTCAGTTTACCAATTATTTAAATAAAGTTCGGGAACATGTCCGAGTAAATATGAATCTAATTCTACTAACACTGGAAGATAAGGAATTTGAAACTTTCTATGCGGAGTACGGCTTTAGATAATTTTTATTAAAATTTTGTAAAAAATATCTAATTTTTAATTATATTTGTATCGCTTAGGTTACCAAACGAAACTACAATGAAAACGAATTCTGATTTAACAATCTCAATAAAATCCCCGGACGATCGTAGTTTCGTAGGCCCTAAGCAAGCTTCCGGGGATTCTTCTTTTGTATTTACTCACCAAATTTTATATAAATGAAAAAACAAGAAACACTTAAAGGTTCGGCTGATAAAGTCGAAATGTTCAACCACTACGTTCAGGCTACTGAAGATGAACTGGCCGAAAAACGGACTTTTTTGTCCGATGAGATGATCAAGGCTGATGCTTTGGAACAAGAATTCAAAGTTGTCAAAGATGCTCACAAAGAAAAAATGAAACCTATTGAAAAGAAAATAGGCGGGTTACTAACTTTTATCCGAGACAAAGGTGAAATGGTTAATGAAGAATGCTACATCTATTACGAAGGTGAGTATGCAGTTTACCATGACGGTCAAGGAACCGAAGTTTACAGACGGCCACTTATGCCAGATGAACGTCAGAAAACAATCCAAATGGCACTACGCGAAGGTACTAACGACTAAAAACTAAACTATGGAAAATAAATTTGAAATTACAGTTGAAAACGGAGTAAAAGAACTTGTTATACGACAAGGAGAACCATTACCGGTTCCAAAATTAAGAGAAATTAACATAACCGGTAATATCGATTCGCCTTTACAGTTTTTATTGAAGCGCAAGGATGTTGTCGATCTTTTAAAATCATCGGTTATTGTTTACCGAGAAGGATTGGCTATAGTTTTAAAAACTGACGAACACAATGAAACCGACAAAGGAGAAACTATTACTGGAAATCTTTCCAAAACTAAGGAATTTGAATCTTTTGGAATCAATACCGGTAAAAATTGGCTATCCCGTGATCTTGGTCAATTTATTAAGATGAACCGGACATGTTTTGAATCCAAAGATGCTGCCAATGAATTAGCCGCCAAACTTAGTGATTTTAAAGCCAAAATTGATAAGGAATTGGAAGCTGCCGATGATCATAGAGGTAACCAACGGATACTCAAAGATCAGAAGATTAAGAGCTGTAACATCCCTGAAAAATTTAGCTTATCGATTCCAATTTTCAAGGGAGCTAAAAAAGCTACTTTCGAGGTTGAGATTTACATCAACGCCGATGATCTTACTATCACACTTGTATCTCCTGACGCCAATGATATTATTGCACAAGTACGCGATGAATCTATTGATACTGTTCTGGATGAGATAAAAATGCTTTGTCCAACACTAGTTATCATTGAACAATAAAATATTTAAGAAGCATGTCAAGGTAGCGCCTTGCTGAACTTGGGAAATTCGAGGTAGTCCAAGAAAGATTGAAGTAATCCTCGACCAGGGTCTCTAGTTTAACGGTAGAACGATTATTATCGCAGACGAATGGCGAGGTATATTGATATAGGTTCGACTCCTATAAGATCCACTAAATAACTAACATCATGTGTCTATCTAAACGTAAGAAGGATGATTGTGTCGTATATCGGCGTAAAGGATGCTCATTAGCTGATGGGATACTTTGTAAATACGACACTTGTAAGAGACGGAATGAAGCCGGGATTCATATTGTGGAAAAGAATTTGTATATTCCGGAAGAGGAAAAATTGTTTTATAAAAACTAACCAACCAATACGGTAATAAATGGAAGGATGGGTTAAATTTCATCGTAAATCTTACGAAAACTTTCTTTATAGGGAAAATAGACCTCATACGCGAAGGGAAGCTTGGGAGGATATAATAGCCTTAGTTAACCATGAAGATAGTTTCTGTCTTATTGGTAATGAAAAGATTACATGTAATCGTGGACAAAGTATTAGGTCATTAGAGGGATGGGGAAAGTTGTTTAGGTGGGATAAGAGCAAGGTAAGGAGATTCCTTGATTTGTTAAATAAAGAGGAAATGGTCTTAATTGAAAATTTACATAAAACGACACGGATAACTGTTTGTAATTATGAAACTTACCAGAGTGACCAAAACGCATCTGAAACGCATCTGAAACGCAAACGACACGCAAACGACACGCGTCCGACACCAAACAAGAATGATAAGAATGATAAGAATAAAGAAACGTTTGATGCGTTTAGAAATAAATATCTCGGAACTAAACGCGGACTAGACACTGAATTTGAAAACTTCCAAAAGCACGGCGATTGGCTTAATATACTTCCAGTTTTAGAGATAAAATTGTCCGGCCAAATTCAAGCGAGAGAACGCCAAAAGCAAAAAGGAGAATTTGTTCCTCATTGGAAAAACCTCAAGACGTGGATAAATCAAAGATGTTGGGAGGAAGAAATTGGCACAGAGTTAAGTTTATTCCCTGTAAATCAAACTAAAAAAACTATTTTAAAATGAAAAACAATATCGATTGTTATGGTAAAGTTCCCCCTCAGTGCGTTGACATAGAGGAAATGATATTAGGATCTTTACTCATAGAAGGCCAATCAATTGAGAAAATAAACATAAAACCCGAATATTTTTACAAAGACAATCACCAAAAGATTTTTGATGCCATTAAAAAATTAGACTTAAAAAACCAAGTTATAGATCAATTAACAGTATGCGAACAGCTAAGAAAAGATAATAATTTAGATGAAATTGGAGGTCCTTACTATATTTCTACACTTACACTCAAGGTAGCATCTGCTTCACATATTGAATATCATTGTTTAATACTTGAAGATAAATTCATAAAGAGAGAATTTATAAGGATTTCTTCGGAAATAATGGATAAGTCATTTGATGACACTATAGATACTCAAGATGTTATTGATTTTGCTAACGATAGCATTGATAAAATATCATCAGTTACTAATTCATCAGAATTTAAAAACTTTTCTGAAGTTTTAAAAGAGACTATTAATCAACTTAAAATTAGAGAAAAATTATATCGGGAAGGAAAAACAATAGGAATAAAAACTCCTGTTAAAAAATTAACCAAATATACTGGTGGATGGCAAAAAAAGGATTTAGTACTTATAGCTTCTAGACCATCTATGGGTAAAACGGCTTTAGCATTAGAGGTACTTAAACATGCTGCCGAAGAAGGATATAATCCATGTATATTTTCTCTTGAAATGGATGCTGTTAGAATGGCGAATAGAATTATAATTGGAGATTCTGGTATTGATGCTGATAGCTTTAAATTTGGTTGTATTAATCATGAAGATTGGACAGCATTAGAAAAAAGTCTTACAAGATTATTGAAGTTAAATATAACCATAGAAGATAGACCTGTTTCAATAAACCACATAAAAAACAGAGCCAGACAGCTTAAGAAGAAAGGGAAATGTGATTTAATAGTTATTGATTATCTTCAGTTAATGTCGTCTGATGTTAAAAACACTAACAGAGAACAAGAGGTCGCTTCAATATCAAGAAAATGTAAGCTTATAGCTATGGAGTTAGATCTTCCTGTGATATTACTTTCACAACTTAACCGGGATGTGGAAAAAAGATCTGACAAACGTCCTCAGTTATCAGATTTACGTGAATCCGGAGCTATTGAACAAGATGCAGACATTGTAATGTTTATTCATAGACCTGAATACTATGGAATTACAGAAGATGAACAAGGTAATCCACTTAATGGAAAATCATTTTTAATACTTGCTAAAAACCGGGATGGCCGGATTGGAGATATTGAATGTAGGTTCAATAAATCAATAACCGAAATATACGATTGGGACGATGATTATAATAATCAAGAAGTAGATGTAAATATTAGGATTGAAGCAAATAAAGATTTTGATAATGAAAGACCTTTCTGATACTCCTAAATATTCCTACAAATATAACGGCAATTACACTAATGAGATGTGTAAATTTAAGGATGTCGCCATTGGGAGTTTAAAATGTAAGACCTGTGAATCATGCCAGGGATTTAGTACTGTACATAGTTGGATAAAATGTAAAAGAATGAAAAATGAGTAAGACACATTATCACACAAGTGACGGTCAGACATTTAATAATGACCAAATAAAAAAAATGGTTTCAAAAGCTAAGGAAGAAAAGCTTAGTGAACAGCTAAACGAGTACGCATTTAATTTTTGTGTTAAATGCCAAAATGAAGTGTTTGAGTTTTGTGAATGGGATGATTTGGAATACGGTATTTTAGATTGTTCCCATATCATAAGCGTAAAAGAAGCTAAGGAATCGGGCCGATCAGAACTTTGTTGGGATAAGGATAATATTCAGATTATTTGCCGTCATCACCATAAGGAATTTGATAATAACCAACTAAAATTCAAAAAATGATATACATAGGAATAGATCCAGACGTAACTAAATCGGGCGTAGCCTGTTGGAACAAATCAACTATGACCCTAACTGTTCAATGTTTAAAATTCTTTGAACTTTTTACCTATTTAAAAGACGTAGGCGGGCCGAATAAGATAATTATAGAGGCTGGGTGGCTTAATAAGAAATCTAATTACCACGGGGCTAAAAACCGGCAATACGGGGAATTAATCGCAAAACATGTTGGAAGAAATCATGAAGTAGGAATGAAAATTGCAGAAATGTGTGAATTTTTAGGTTTAAAATACGAGTTGTATAAACCGGATTCAGCTAAGACTTCGCCGGAGTATTTTGAAAGATTGACCGGGATTAAGACTAAGAACCAAGAAAAAATTGATGCAGCAATGTTAGTATTTCAAAGATGAAATTTTGGTATCAAATAAACAGATGGCGCTATCGGATCGGTGAAATAACCGATTACTACGGATTGTACGTAGAACTCAAAGACTCGGAAACGGGTGAATATGTGATTAAACATTGGACATTAATAGAACCAATTTAATATGGATGAATTTGGATTAATTAGATTAGAATGGAATAACTATAATGGGTTTATATTTCATTTATTACATTTTGAATGGAGTTCAGATAGTCACCAGTTTGAAGGCTCTTTATTAGGGTTTCATTGTTCAAGAACTCATTTAATATTTGAAATATTTTTTATATGGATTGAAATAAAAAGTCCATTTATCTAAATACAAAACTATGCAGACACTAATTAAATCAGACGAGATAGATATTTCTCAGTTTATTGAGATAAGAAAAGCGAAGTCAGTAAAAATAATTAAAATGACAACTCCTAAACCTATATTTAAAAATAAGATTCCTAAAAAGGCTAGATTATCCGAAAGCGTTTACAGGATAGAGAAGATAAAAGCCGATCGTATTATTGATTTAGTTTGTAATTTCTATAAAGTAAGTAAATTAAATATAACTAACGAAGCTAATATTCATGGGGTTTTAATTGTCAAAGCCAAACATCAGGCTATGTATTTAATTTACGAATTAACGCAACTTGGAGAACCATCTATTGCATATATATTTAACCGAACTCACTGTACAGTTAGCCATGCTAAAAAAAGTGTTAATAATAGTATGTTATATCCCAAATACAAAAAAGAGTTTGAAGAATTAAAAGAAAAAGTCAATAAAACTATGAAAAATATAACCGTACACAAACTAAAAACTTGGCCGGTATACTTTGATGATATATTTAAAGGCCGTAAAAACTTTGATATCCGTAAGAATGATCGGGATTTTAAAGTAGGAGACGACTTGTTGCTTGAAGAATGGAACCCTGATATTCAAAAGTACACTGGTAGACATTGCCACCGGGAAATAACTTACATCCTTAATGATAATCCATTCATAGAATTAGGAGAAAATGTCATCTTGTCTATTGTTTAATTTAAAAATATTACTATATTTGAGCCGTAAATATTTTTATTTATGTCTAATAATGAAACAAGTACCGGTTATATCAATCCGGAAGGTATCCAAAAAAACCTTCCATGTTCGTCTTAAAATAACCCGTGACGGAAAACCAGAAGAATTTGTGGTACTGCCTTCTAGCCTTTATACTGAAGTAAAAGATAATAAAAAACTTAAATCTCATATCTTAACTTATATCGAATAACATGAACCAAAACGACATTCAAACGGGAGACACACTACTAATCAGAAACAAAAAAGACTTCATTAGCCGGACTATATGTGCTGTAATGAAGAAATGGGGAACTAAAAAAGGACTTCCTACCGATAAAATTTACTCTCACGCCGGTAGATTTGTCTGGATCGCCGGTAAACTTTACGTTTATGGATCAATAGATTCAGGATACAAGCCTTGGTTATTTGACCTTCACTACAAATGGGATGATGATTTAATGGTTATGAGACGCAAAACTCCATTGTCTCTACCTGAAATGGACCAGACTACTAATTTTTGCCTCCATCTTGTCACTATTTCCCGGATGTACCAGTACCTTAACTTCATCAAATGGTTAACATTAGTTTACCTGGGACTCAATATTTTTGGCAAGGAAAATGATCATGTGATGTACTGTTACGAATCGGAGCACCTGTGCCGAAAGAATCTAAACCCAGATAACTACGGCGATATTTCTCAAACCGATATATTCCAGTTAGTTTATGATCCTAATTACGAAATAATATGGACAAACCAATAAATAACAACTGGCCTAAATATCCTGGTGAAGATTCGGTTTTCATTAGGGAAGCTACTGAACAAGAATTAATGGACGATGCCAATAACAAAACCGGTGGAATCCAAAGCTGGTATACTAAAAAAGAATTAACTAAAACGGGGAACTATGACAGACGATTTAACAAAACAACTCGAACAACAAATGCAGTTAGACAAACAGGCTATCAAAATTAGATGCCTGGAACTGGCAAGCGATAAAACTATCGAAATACCAGTTCCACAAAATGGTAAATATAATTATTTAGCCAGCCGGGATCTAACAGCCGAAGAAATGATCAACTACGCCCAAAAACTTTACGATTTTATAACATCTTAGGAAAGGTTTGTTATTATGGTCGCCCTTGAAGCTCAATTGGCAGAGCAGATGATTTGTATTCATCGTGTTGAAGGTTCGACTCCTTCCTAGGGCTCAGATTTGTATTCATAAAGTGTATTTTACCTAACCCTATTGCGAAATCCGGTTAGGTTTTTTCATTAAAAAAAAGACCATTTTTAAGCCCTCCATTAAACGATAAGTAAAAACTAATACTAACTACAGTCCTAATTCATTAAGTAAATCCTTAATTAATTTAACAGGTAAATACATCCGTTCCTGCCCCCTCCCTCCATAATCATAATCCCATTCAAATTCTATTTCAATATCATCTCCCTGCTTTAAAGTTATTTTAAATTCCTCTTGCCTACGTTTATCCGTAATCCATATTTCGTTAGGCCATGTAGGTTGCCAATTTAATCTATCTATTTTTAACTCATTCATTGTATCATCAGTTTAAGTTCATACTATTTTACCCCTATTTTTGTTTCCCATAACTTAACACCTCCTATCCATTCTACGCGTAACTTAACCATAAGTTTTTCACAATATTTATCCTGCATCTCTGAACTTATTTTTCTTGTTCCTTTCTCATATTTATTCATAGTACTCTTGGATATTTTTAAATACTCTGACATTTCTTTCTGAGAAATCCTAATATAATTTCTTAATTCGACCAATAATTCAAAAGTTGACATCTTGCCGGCGTTTTTCGTTATTTTATACGCCAAATGTATAACTTTAATTCGACATATCCAAATTATTATAATAGGATGGATGTTTAATAGTGCAGTTCGCTATATTAAAACCGGGGTATATCTCCCGCCCCCAAACTCAAATCTGCGAACCCCACCCCCCCCCATGATACATTTACTTTACAACACATAATGCAATTGTGTTGGCTGTCACTGTTGATATACAAAGCGATTGTAAATGTACAATGTATTGTGTATTGTATGGCAGACAGGTATTAAAATTGAATTGTACAATCAATGTGAGGGCTGTAATGTGTTGAATGAAGATCAACGTTAATGATATCAATGTGAACAAACAGTAAAACAAAGTCTATTTAACATAATGTAAATTATATAACAATGATGCTATCATTGGGCTACATGTATGGGTATTTTGGCTGATTCTTACAACCCTTATAAACACTGGGTTTTAAAATTGGGCCTAAATTATCGGATTATTTTATCTAAACATGAGTATTTGCGTGGGTTTAGTGTGTGTTTCGGGTTGTGCTAACTCCAAAATACTTACTAACTAGTAAGTAAAATTGTGGTATTTTTTGACTATTTTAAACTGTTTCGCACCCTATTTTGATGTTTTTATGGTTATGTGTAAAATTATTTAAGTGATTTAATGTACGTTGCAATGTTTATGTTTTTTAACATACAATTAAATTTTGCACATTTTTAAGATTAGTTTATATTTGTAGTGTGTTTAATGAGTACTAAAAATCTGAAGTATGTTTGACAGGAAAGAAATAATAGAAATGATCACAAGACAATATAATGTGTCTGAGAGTGCAAAGAAGTATGTACAGAACAAAATAAGTGTTACGTCTGACACTGAAGAGCTAATAAGGGAGTTTAATAAAGCAAGTTTAGGGAGTAAGTTAATGCCTTGTGGGTATAATAGATTTCAAATAACGTTTTAATACTATATTGTTTAACCAAAAATCAAAAGTCATGAGTAAAAATGAATTAAAATTACGGACTCTTCAATTAAAGAAGAAAAGAGAAGCTAAGAAAGCTATGGTTTATGTGTATGCTT